ATGGCTATTTCAGATAGTTATCTAAAGTCGTGCCTTGGGCGCGAACGAGACAAAGTTGAAGAAAAGGCAGATCGGGATGGTCTGTGGGTGCGCATCTCCAAAAAGGGGGCCGTTACTTTTTTCTACCGATTCCGCTTCCTGGGCAAACAGGACAAGATGACGATCGGCAGCTATCCGGAGTTTGGATTAAAAGCCGCGCGCGATGAAGTCGCTAAGTGGGCTGCTATTCTTGCCCGTGGCGAAAATCCACGGATCAGGCAAAGCCTCGACAAAGCCAAGATTAGCAGTCAGTACACCTTCGAAGAGCTGTTTCGCGAATGGCATTCAATGGTGTGCGTTCAGAAAGAAACGGCAGGGCAGATTCTACGTACATTCGAACTGCACGTTTTCCCCAAGCTCGGGAAATACCCTGCGCATCAGCTCACGCTGCACAACTGGCTCACTGTCCTTGACCGATTGGCCCAGGGGTACAGCGAGATCACCCGGCGCGTAATCAGCAACGGCCGACAGTGTTATTCCTGGGCAGTGAAACGGCAGCTGCTTGAAGTTAACCCGCTGTCAGAAATGTCTGGGCGTGATTTCGGCATCCAGAAACAAATGGGTGAGCGAACCCTGGACCGCAAAGAACTGGCTATTGTCTGGCGAGCCATTGAGGATTCCCGCCTCATTGAGCGAAACAAGATCCTCTATAAATTGTCACTAATATGGGCGTGCAGGGTCGGCGAACTCCGGCAGGCTGAAGTAGCACATTTTGATTTTGAAGAAGGGATCTGGACTGTTCCATGGGAAAACCACAAGACAGGGCGGAAGACAAAGAAACCGATAATTCGACCTATCATCCCGGAAATGCTCCCGCTGATAAAACGGGCAATTGAGCTGGCGCCAGGACGCTTTGTTTTTTCAAAATATGAAGACAAGCCGATGAGCGAAGGCTTCCATATGAGCATCAGCAGCAACCTGGTTAAGTTCATGCTTAAGGCTTATAACGAGCAGGTCCCACATTTTACTATTCATGATCTGCGCAGGACTGCGCGAACGAATTTCTCCGAGCTAACCGAGCCGCATATCGCTGAGATAATGCTCGGGCACAAACTGCCTGGTGTGTGGTCGGTGTACGACAAGCACACCTATGTTGAGGAAATGAGAGTGGCATATAGTAAGTGGTGGGCCCGACTTATGAGCATCGTTGAGCCCGATATCCTGGAGTTCATGACACGTCAGGCTGGATGAATAAACAGGGACATTTTAGGACAACTTAAGACAACATAAGACAGTATGATGTTGACCCCGTATAACTGTGGTTATAAACTGACTCTACATCACTAAAGAGTGATATGGAGGAAGGGTATGACACAAAAACGCGAAGTTAGAACCAGTGACAAGCCGCGCCAGACTGTGCGTCGCTCAGCTGAGTATAAGGCGCGTCTGAGTGCAGCTTCTGCCATGCTGGCTGACAAAATGGAAGAGAAGCGTACTGCATGGGCTTCAAAATAAGCCGCTCCCAAGCGCTAACCGAAGTTATTACTCAGTTTCCAATCACTGAGCTTCCGATACAAGAATTCGAAGAGTATAAGCGGGAATGCATCAATTATGATGACGTTCCCGCTCCTGCCATTCAAATTCAACTGGCTCATCCCGCCCACATTGAAACTATTGGTCGTGACAAGCTCATGGAGCGTCCGGTCGAGGCTCGGGGTGAAGAGCTACATCATGTTCATATCTGGCAGGAAGGTTGTTGCTGGGAAGATGAGGATGGGCTTCTAGTGCAGTGGGCTTCAACAAGCGATAGTTACGTCGTCTATTCGTACTTTATTGACAGAGATAAGGATCATCACTTCTATGTCATTGACTATTGCAACGACAAAGCTCATGCGTTGATTGAAGACAAGCAACAAGTCGCAGAGTGGACCCGTCAAGCCCAAGAGTTCAGGATCCAAAATATTTAAAATTTGAAACCGCTGAAAGCCGATTGACTCAATCGGTTTTTTTATGCTTATCAATCAGCCCAGCAGTTTATTGAAGTTTCAAAAGTTCTCAGGTCGACGCAATTTTCCTAATTCATCCCTAACTAAATTCAGGTGAGACATCGGCTTGCGGGTAGCCCTGGACATCTCTTTTATCTGCCAGGCGGTGACTTTGGTTTTTAACCATTTGTTGGGGCCGCCCATATAGGCGCAATCCGGCTCAGGGAAAGGGTTCTCGTTTGGGGCTCTTTTCCTGTAGCGTTCGAGCGTACGCGGGGAAATACACAACTGGCCGCAGATATCTTTGGTGCTCATCAGCTCAAATTTATTCGTTGCTTTGCTCATCTTCGTTCTCCAATGGCCCCAACCGGGGCCATTTGATAATTCTTTATCAGGACGCCTGGCCGGGAAGGGCGCGCAAGCGGCGCATGCCTGTCATTGCCGTGGCCACATAGCTCGCCTTGCGGTTCACCACCTCAACCCAGACCTTCACGCCTTCAACCTTCACCGTGTACGTCTCTTTCATCTTGCTGCGCCCATAGTCGCCGTATCTTTGCTGGTGGGCTGCCAGAGCGATGTCGCATGCCTGACGCGCTAACGGGGACTGCTGGTTACCTCGGTTAATCAGTCGCATAGCCATCTCCTTCGATACGCTTAAACTCGATCACCCAGACCCATGGGTTTGCATACCAGCTGTCAGAACCGTAGATGGATTCCCACAGGTACTTAAATGCGCCCGTTGCCGTTGGTCTTCCGGTCATGTTGTGGCCTGCAATGCAGTCGTAACAGTCCTGGGAGTCAAAAAGTGCCTCCATATCGATGCCTTCTGCCTCTGCGTCCGTTTCGCTGATGCTATTCAGGCGCTCAACCCTTACCCCAGTGATTTCCAGCACAATGCGGGACGCCCAGCGCGGCATGTGGATGCTGGGTGTCCAGCGGACATCCTCAGCCGGCGGCACGTTCTCGTAATGAGTTGGAACATGCGCAGGGTAATTCGCGCGATAAAGTTTTAGATCCGGCGCGCTGGCTCCAGCCTCTGCCCACGTTTCCCGCACCCAAATGCGATCGCCGACAGCACCGTAAGGGCAGCAGTGCTCTTGAAAGAAAAGATGGCAATCGGAAATAAGTGAGTTACCTGGAACGAGGTCAGAAACGTGCACCATGCTTTCTAATTTTTTCGATGAAAACCAAAAATCTCCCGGTCGTGATTTCGATGGCTGCGGCTGCACCTTCATTATCCGGCGCGTCTGCGTCTTCCGGCCGTCGAGAATGGCGCGCACCATCTCAGCGTTAAAAATCATCCCGCGTTCGATAATTTTCGTCATGTTATTACCGGGAGGGCGGACCCTCCCGCCTCCCTTAGTCCACGTATTCCGGTTTCATGTCCGCCAGGGTGATGCTGAACTGATCGTGCAGCTCTTCGCCCAGGTGACGCTTTGAAGATGCGAGCACACGCTCGGCTTCCGCGAATCGCTCTGTCGCGTCTGGTTCTTCCGGAGAAGGTAGGGAGTTGATCGCCGCTTCCACCTTGTTACGTGCATCGACCAGGTAGTATCGCTTAACGGCTTTGTTTTTCAGCTCGGTGAACAGTGCGGATCCAAGCGTCGCTTTAGCCGTTTCGATGTCTGCACGGACCGCTTTGGCGCTATCCACATCCTGAGCGGCTTCAATGCGGTCGCGGAAATCCTGGGCTAGGGTGTCGATATTTACAGATGGCTCCTGAGGATCCTGCGTGTTTACTACATTTTCACCTTTGATATCAGCCAGGCTCATTTTCTGAACTGGTGCCGGGTTAATTTCCCTTTCGGTGGGCTGCTCAATCTCATCAGGCGTGTAAACGCCTAGGATCACGTGTGGGCAGTACAAGCGCGCCCAATATTTCACGCCGAGGTAGGCTATTTGCTGGTCCGGCTTTGAAACCCACAGCGGCGAATTTCGAGTAACCACCTGCGACAGGTAAAGAGGTTTATCCCAGGTGATTTCACTTTCCCCACGAAGAATGGCTCCGACTTCAACATAGAGTCCTTCTTCGTCTTCATCAGTCCAGTCGCGAACGCGTTCGGTCACGGTGTACTTACCATTCTTACCCATTTTTTCACGGGTCACTTCTTTGGTTTTGGTGCAACGTTCCCAGTCGCCGCCGTAGCGATAATGAAAACGGCCATGAATGGCACTGGAACTGGTAATTACAGCGTTAACAAGCTGCGCTTCGTAACCCAACTGGCCGTTGACGAGGTGAGTTTTTTGCGCCACCGCGTAAGGGTTCATGCCCCACTGCATGGCTTGCATAACAATCGCCATGCAATCCGCAGGCTTACCTGCCAGGTGAGCAGGTACTGTAACGACAGACTGGGCCATCAGCCCGGCGAAAGCCTGCAACTGACCCAATGCCTGAACGTTGAAAATTGAGTTGCTGGCAGAGATAGTGTTAGGAGCTTGCTGCTCAGCAGTTACGATATTCATGTTTTCCATCATCATTCCCCTTATGCCTGTGTACGCAGCGCTTCGAGGCGGCGCAGGTCGAAGTCGTTCAGTTCGTCGGTGTAGTCGGCAGTGATTGGTGCTGGCCATTCACCTGTGTCGAATCCGGTTGCGATAGCGCGCATCGCTTTGCGGTACTCGAGCATGCCCAGCTCCAGCAGTTCAGCGGATGCCTCGATGATGGCGATCCAGTGGTAGTTCTCGTCTTTGTTGACGAAAATCCAGAAGAATTGGTCCAGCGCCGCGGTTTCGCAGTACATGGCCGCGCTCAGGTGGTAGTCGCGGTCAATGATTTCCCGGTGCAGTCTGGCGCGCAGGCTTTCCTGCTTTACGTTCCACATGCTGATAGTTTTCAGGTCTGCGCCGATACGCACACCGTCCAGGTCGATCTCAAGGTCAGGGCGCACACGAACTTCCAGGCCCGTCTCCTCGTCAAAGCCGAAGTAACTCACCTCGACGGCGCGGCCCGGGTGGGTCAGCAGCATGCCGGCGGTCGGGTGAGCCAGAAGCGCTTTTTGAATATTCAGCGCGGTGCTCAGCTGCTGGCGGGTGACCAGCACTTTTCCTTCCGGATTCTCGCGCCAGGCATCCAGCAGCTCGTCGGCAAAAACAGCATCTGGTTTGACTGCTTTCACGGCCTGAATTAGATCGGACTTGGTGCCAGAAACTTTCAGCGGCTGTGGCTTCTGCGCTTCCTGCGCCACCATGTCAGGGTTGATGATCGCTAACTGCTCGAGCAGCGCGTCACGGCTACCGCTGGTTTTCACCTGCGGGGGCAGGGTGGCGTTGTACTCTTTGATGCAGGCTTTCATCGCGTTGGCGGTCTGCTTCTGGTCTGCGTCAATACGCTGGAAGTCAGCTGGCAGTGCCATATAGTTCTGCGCCGTTTCTTCCAGGTTAGCGCCCAGCGGCACCTGCGCGGGGAGGGTGGCGTTGTACTCTTCCAGTAATACCTTGATGTCGTCGGCAGACAGCAGCGCCGGCAGGCTGGCGTTGTACTCATCGATAAAGGCGCGCAGGGTCGCGGCTGTTGTGAATGCGCCTTCCGGGATAGCCGGTTCAATGCTGAATTCTGCGTCCAGCTGTTCAGGCTGCAACGCCAGCGCATGCACTAAGTTGCCCATGTCCAGCACTGCGGAACGCTCTTTGACGATGGTTTTCTCAACGTGGCGCGCATTGAAGTACATCAGCGATACGCGCGCATCTTTCACCTGGGTTGAGCTGATGCCGTTGGCAGCGTGGTAAACCTCGTTCGGAAGACCTTCATAGCGGCCTGGCTCGAAATAAGCAGGATATTCAACAGCTGGTTCTTCCTGATGCACTTCTGGTTCGTTTTGTACCGATTCTGGTTCGCTTTGAGTAGGTTCTGGCTCTTCCTGGCTGACAGAATCTGTTTTTTGGTGAACACCAGCCTGCTCCTGGTTAGTGAGGCTTGGTGCGGCTGCGGCCAGTAGCTCTGCCGGAACTACGGTAACTGCTTGCGTATCAGCTGCATCAGCGCCTTCGCCTGGTTGTACCGGATCAGTATTTTCGACTTTCTCTGGCTGAGTCGTTTCCATCTGCACATCGCTGGTGGTCTCCGCTGCGTTTTCCGTTTTTTCGGCTTCATTTGAGGCGTTTTGGTTGAGCAGGGCATCAATGGAAAATATGCCGTTGCCCATACTTGTGATTTTCGGTTGTCCTTTCGCTTCCTCGGCGCGGCGGCGCGCACCTTCTTCACGAATCCGTTGTAAATTCTCTTCGTGAGTAGTGGTGGCCACACGCTGGGTTATTTCCCATTTCGGATCTGTTGGGTCGCTAATACCCTCGACAAACTCACCACGTTCGGCTGCCAGCTGCTTGTCCACGTTTTCACGTGAAATACCTGGAGCGGCAGAAGGCAGCGGCATTAACTCTGTTGTCGAATTGAAATTTGTTGTCATCGTTCGATTAACAAATTCCAAGTGAGCAGCAGGCGTCTTGTGGATGTTCTCAGGAGCGATACGCACCAGGTTAAAAATTGCCGTCCGGTTAACCGCCAGAACGCCGGGCTGGTTGCGCAGAATGCTGCTCCATGATTTCCACGGCTCCTCTTTTTTAGCGACAATTTCCTTCGCGCGGCGCAGAACGCTGCCTGGTATTTCGTGTGGGTTGAAATCCATGGGAAGCAGGGCGCAGGCAATTTCAAGATCAAGAGAATCAAGCGTATGGTGTGCGCCTTCGCCACGATCAGTGACATATCCGCCGTCGGCGTTGGTACCGGAATCGGTGCGCTGAACATTGCTGATGCGGTTACCGGCGGCCCATTCGCGCGCCAGGATGCCACGGTCGATGTAATCAGTTTTGAACCACACCGTCAGGAACTGGATAACTGTTGCCAGTTCCGGTTTTTTACCGTCGACAGGGAAGGCTTTCTTAACGGCATTCACGACTTTATGGATATCGTGCTCAATGGCTTTTTTGAATGCTTCCACATTCTCAGCAGCCAGCAGCAGGTTTTGGGCGTACGCGTCATCAGTGTCCATCTCAAGGCGGACAATCTCGTTTTTCTGCCCAGCGTCGACGTGATAGAGATATTCACCATCACCGATGAACTGAGCCAGTACACGCTGACGGAATGGCAGGGTGGCAACGACGATCAGGTTCGGCTGCTCTGACTGCTGAGATTCTTCTGCGGTGCTGTCTTCAATATCTGCGTCGTCGACAGACTCATCTTCAGCCTGTTGTTTAACATTCCAGGTGCGCTGGTCTTCGGCCAGTTCATAACGATCGCACCAGGTGAAATCAACGTCGCCTTCTTCTGGCAGGTCGTTGTACACCGGGAAATCAGTGCGAATCGGTTTGGTGTAGTCCTTACCGCGACCCGTTTCGATGCCTGCGTCTTCCAGCTCAACATCGAGCGTCAGCGCAGCGCGCGCTTCGGATTTTGCAGTGAACCAAATCACTGCATCTTGCTTACCGGATTTCTGAGTGGCCTTGACCACATAAAAGAATTCCATGTGAGATCCTCATTTTTGGGTGTTAGAATCCCCGGGCCATTGATAGCGCCCATTGGGTGTCTTTTTTGGTTTGGTATAAATTCCGGTGTAACTTTGGTCGGTACCACCGGACGTAGATCCCGCCTTGCGCGGGTTTTACGTTAGCCTTCGTGAGCCATCTGGTCGTGCGAAGCGCAACGTCTGGAACAGTACTCTTTCTCTTTGCGCGCAAGCAGTGAGCCGTTGCGATAGAGAAGGGTGCTTTTGACCACCTCCTCGGGTTTAACCGGTTTGCCGCAGTATCCGCATTCGGTCTGCATCATCATCTCCTCAGAACTTAACTGTGGTTTCCGCTGGTACTTCTTCGTTGCGGACGATCCTTTCAACTGGATAGCAGTTACCTGACACCTTCTGGTCAATGGCTGCCTGCTCGCATTGCTGCTGGTCGTCGTAAACATCGAGAACAACATCCTGAAATTCACCATTGGTCATGCTGATGGTCAGGACGAGTGCGAATAACGAACCCATCAGTGCAGCCCCGTTCCGGCGGGAACCAGATGCGGCTCCATGCTGCGAGAGGCATAAGGGCGGCGAATGTGGCGCAGATTGCCCTGCGGCTCATGCCAGTAAGTGCCTTCGCTGTAGTTAAAAGAAACCAGCCATGCTGCGCCGGTACGTTGGTTGCGCATTTGAACGGCGCGACCGCTGTTTGGTACTGCTGGATTAGCTTTCATCTCAATCCCCTTAAGTAGTGCCTGTTTTGTTAACCCGCTCAGGCGGCGCGGGTTCCTTGCTTTCCACAGTCAAAGGAATTCGGTACTCTGTCATTTCCACAGTCAAAACAAGGAAATGTCATGAAATTCAAACTCATCTCAGGCAATCGCACGATTGATTCAGTTGCCTACGATTTGGCGCTTTCGATTGCCTCAAAAGAAACTTCAACAACCACTCCGGCCTTAGTGTTGGCGAAGGTCATGGAGCTGATGCCTGAATGCATCAAGCTTGTTTCCGAAAAAGCTTCCGAAGAAAGCAAGCTGAAGACCGGTAAAGTTCGGCCGCTTGTCCTTTAAGAGATCGGCCATATAGCTCGGTCATAACATCTTCCAGCGAGCCGCTTGCATAAATTGAGTGGCCGCTGTTCAAAACAATTCTCACCACCTCACCGCCCGCCCCACTATCGTAGGATTCAAGGTAGGTAACGCTTCTACTGTGAATCACAACAACACGATCATCATCGCCAGTTATTGTTGTGAATCGAAATTTACCTCTCATGGGTCCTCTCCTCATTTGCCCTTGTCGCCAGGCTGGCGGAACGTTTATCACCTGACAACGGTGCGCTTGTTGTCGATGAACTGAAGAGTACAACCAAAGGTTCGATAAGTAAAGCCTAAATGGAACTCAAAGTTCTATTTTGGGGTAAAAAAAGACACCGTAGAGGTGTCATGTTTTTGTACTGGGCGGGAATGGGGCTATTTCTTGAGATCGTTCATGATGTCGTAAACATCATTCTTGAGTAAGTCCATTTCTTTCACCACACCCCTGGTGTGGATGATCAAACGGAGCTTTTCAGCTTCAGGCAACTGATTAAAGAGAGATAACAGGGTTTGTTCCTGTTCATCAAGAACGCGAGGTAATGTCGGAAGCTCTTCTCCATTCTCCCCTTCTGTGCCCGGTTCCATAAAGAACCAGTACTCAGGCCTACCAGTTACGGCTGACAGCCTTTTAAGGCGATCGCCGCTTGCAGCTGCTGCACCATTCGCCCATTTACGCACTGAGGTATGTGAAAGCATCACGCGCCTGGCTAAATCAGCCATGCTCCAGCCGTTTTCCTCCATCACTTGATGGATTCTTTTGGCAAACACAGGGTGAGGAGTTTTATTCATATTTTCATTTTACAACCAATGGTTTTATAGTTCATCAGAACTATTGGTTTGATTTTTGTTGGAACCAAAAGTTTTAAATGTTATTCTCCTGCCACCATAAACGAACACGCAGGTCAACAAATGGATAACCAACTTAAAAACAAAATCAGTAGCCATATGACGCAAGTAGGCATTGGAGAATGCTTTGGCATTTCTTCACAGGCCGTCGGTAAGTGGCTTCGGAAAGGAAAGATACCTCACGGTCGTATTTTGCCACTCTGTCGGATTCTTGAGTGGCAGGTTACACCTCATGAAATCGACCCTGTGGCATATCCAAATCCCACAGACGGGCTGCCAAAACAGGAGTCCTGAACATGCACGCCATTTCATATCAACAAAATACCGGATTACATCCGGGGGCGATGATAAATCGCAATCAGCCAGGCGCGGCAGATAAGCACGAACAGATCCGAGACGCCGTTCGTGCCTGGGCTGCGTCACTGGATAACCAGGATGTCGTTGCCTGGATCATCGTTGAGGAGTGGGAACGACAGGGCGGCGCCGGGCTGGAATTTCCCGAAGACCTGAGCCGTAAGCGTCAGAAACTCTTCCGCTGGCTCGATGGTGATACGGAGTATGCGCGCAAAAACATCAGCCAGCTGTCGCCCGCGATCATCGCCGTTCTACCGCTTGAGTTCCGTGGACGTCTGGTACCTCAGGACTGCTTTATGACGCGCTATGCAGCGATGGAGAAGGAGATCGGCGAAGCGAAACGCGCGGTGATTCTGAGGGCGCCGCAGCACCAGCTGGTGAAAGAGGTGAGGGAGGGCATTGAACACCTGCTGGCGCTTCTGCCTGGGGAGGCTGTTGTTCAGGTTCTGAGTGGTCTCGCAGTCATGGGCCCGGGCGTCATGTGAGGTGTGCAGTGAATCATGTCGAATTTATTGAAAAGCACGTTCGCGAAGAACTTATCCGGCAGGGCTTCACCGCAGCTGTGGCGCAGGGGGGGGGCATTTCAGGCCGTCGATATGTACAAGCGAATGTCTCAGGCAAGTCGTAAGGGGAGAATTTTCGATGATGTTTTGCGTCACGCGAAGTTATGGGCAGAAAAACAGACAGTGCCGGCAGATCGGTTTGAGTCGAAGCGCATCAAGCGCGGTAAGCAGCAGGGGCTGTTCTAAAAGGGTGAAAGCCGCGGTGAGGGGGCACCAACGGCTTTCGGGTGCAAAAACGGGACGTAATTGCGAGGTCATTATGACAAACGCATGTACTAAACACCAGGCTAAAGGGGCATAGCATGTCAAATGTCGCTTATGCCGATTTTGCGGCACGTAGTGCCATCAGGAGCAACCGGATGGAGAACCAGAAGACCGGGTTCATCCCGTTGTACCGGAGCGTACTGAAGAAGCCCTGGGCGAAAGATGTGTTCCTGCGCACGTTGTGGGAGAACCTTCTTTTGGGTGCTGCACGTCAGCCCTACACGGCGAACTTTAAAGGCCGTCAATGGCCCTTACAAACCGGACAACTGGTAACCACAACGGCCGATTTGGGGCTGAAATTATGCGACCGGGAAGGGAAGCCGAGTAGTCGTCACGCCGTGGACAGGATGCTTGATGTTTTCGAACGCGAAGGAATGATTTCTCGTTCTGGAGAGAAGCGAAAAGGCACTGTGATAACCATCACAAATTATGAGCAATATGCTCAAAAAATAGACGATTTACCCGCGCAATTCCCCGCGCATAACGGCGAGCATATCACCGCGCATGACGAAGCCAGTAGTGGCGCGGCTTGCGAGGGTCATGCCGCGCATTTACCCGCGCATAAGACCGCGCAATTCCCCGCGCATCATGAACAACAATATAATAACAACAATATAAATAATAAGATCTCTTCGTCTCGGAATTCTGAAGAATCCCGAAACGAGGCGACTCAAAAATTCCTCTCTCGTCACCCTGAAGCTGCCGACGGAATCTACACCCCGGCAGGAAAATCATGGGGTACTGCTGACGATCTCAAAGCCGCTCGCTGGATACACTCCCTGCGCCTGACGGTCAATGCCAGCCTGAGCGAACCGAAATGGGTCGAATGGGCTAACACAATCCGCCTGATGCGCGTCCAGGACAAACGTACGCACTTCGAGATTTGCGATCTGTTCAAGTGGGCCAACAAGGATGATTTCTGGAAAGACAACATCCTGAGCCCGTCAAGTCTGCGCAGGAAGTGGGACGACCTAACTACCAAGCGCCTGCGTAGCGGTGGACAGACAACGAAGACCACTGCCAAGGGCAAGGTCGATTTCAACAACACAGACTGGATCAACGGGGTGTTCGATGAAAAGTCTTTCTGAGCAGATGGTCAGCATAGACCGTGAAAATTTTGCGCGCATAGCACGCGGCATGCCTGAATTGCCGGATGCGCAGGACACGCCCGCTGAGCAGACCGCTGAAATCTTCAACGCGCTGTTTAGCGCCTTGCGTGCAACATTCCCGGCCAGCGTGCATAGCTTCAGCGACCAGTCTGAGTTTGACGAACTGCGCCGCCAGTGGGCTCAGGCATTTCGTGAAAACGGGATCACCACCATGGAACAGGTAAACGCCGGGCTGCGCATTGCACGTCGCCAGGAACGCCCGTTCCTGCCGTCGCCAGGTCAGTTCATCGCATGGTGTCGGGAAGGTAATGGCGCTCTCGGTATCACCGTTGACGATGTCATGTCCGAATACTGGCGCTGGCGAAAGCTGGTTTTTCGCTACCCGACCAGTGAGCAATACCCGTGGAGCCAGCCCGTGCTCTATCACATTTGCCTGGAACTGCGCAGACGCGGTACTGACGGCCAGCTCAGCGAGAAAGAACTTGTTCGCGTTGCTGGTGATCTACTCCACGACTGGGAAATGCGTGTTCTTGATGGAAAACCTGTTCCACCAGTACGCCGGGCACTAACCGCACCAGCTCAGGATCGAGGCCCGACTCCGGCGCAGATGCTAATGGCGAAATACAAACAGCGAAAAGACGCTGGACTGATTTGAGAGGCAATCACATGGAAACCGTAATTCAAGCACTGGAAAAAATGGGCCGGGCGACATACCGCGAAGTTGCTGCCCGTCTTGATATCGACCCGGTCGATGCGCTCACCATGTTACGTGAGCAGCGTGATCAGGGGTTGTGCGATTTTGGCGATGGCGGCTGGTTCCTCGGTACCGTGACAGGTAAGCCTCAGCAGCCAACGCTAAAGGCTCCTGTGAATCCGGCCCCGCGTCTGAAAGGTGAGGAGCCGGAACCCGTTGATCCTGATGTCGTCCGACAGCAGCTGCGTGAGCAGGGGGCAATGACGACAGTTTCGCTGGCTGCGGCCGTCAATCGCAATGCCCGCGGAATGGTCTCTGTTCTTCGCGCGCTGGAGCGCCAGGGCGTTGTGGTGAAGAACGGGAAGGGCAAAGGCGTTACCTGGTCCCTTGCTGTTGTTACAGAACCCGTTAAGCAAGAACCGGTACCGGAGGCACCTGCCGCGCCGGAAGAAGCAAAACCAGTCGAACAGATCGTGAGTGAAATCCCCTCGTTCACCGAAGGGCGCACCGCAGTCGAAGCGGTACCAGCGGTGCGGGACATTTCTCGCGAAATCCGCCGTACCAGAAACAAGCTGGAGCAACTGACCAAACTGCGTGACGCGGTTCGTGTTATTGGTCGCCACAAAAATCTCGTGCAGCAGCTGACAGGGAGGGAATAACCGATGGCCAGAAAGAAAACCGACAAAGAACGCGCCCTGATCATCAACCGAATTATCGAACTGGTGAAGGAGCAGGGGCGCATCACCACGAATGATGTCGTTGCGATGTTCAGCCTGCACCGGACCACAGCGGAGAAATATCTCCGCGTAGCGGTGGAGCAGGGTGGCCTGGTTCGCCACGGGCGATGCGGTATCTTCCGTGACCTGCGGGCAACAATCGACTTTGACCTGAAACGTTTTTCACACAGCAAGGCGGCAGCATGATCACCGAGAAAGACAACGTTTTTTATTGTGACTGCGGTTTCTCCTTTGAGAGGGGGCGCAGCGGTGCGCATAGCTGTGAAACTGGTTTGCGTAAGAAAATTGCCGAATCGGAAGCCAAGCTCGCTGCGCTGGCTGTGGAGAATGCGGGGCTGAAAAAAGTCTCGGCAACTGACAGCGAAACAATGCTGTTGGCTTTGGACGCATTCAACACACACGGCTCCACGAGGCCTGATGCGGGCTTAAAGCAGGCGATAAATTTCGTAATGCAACGTAGACAAACCCCGGCCACCGACGCTTTCCTAGCTGAAGTGAGGGCGCAGGGTGTTGAGATGTTTGCTGCACATAAGCGAGAGCGACAACAGGCTTTGCGTAGCCGAAGCATGAGGATGTCTGAAGAGGCTGCTGGCATGGCTGCTGATGCTGAGAACTTCGCCGACGAGCTTCGCAAGGGAGTGCAGTCATGAGCATGAAAACTGATATCAATGAACTCCCGCCTAACATTAGCTGTGGCGTCCGCCGGCGCTGGCACGCTCAACGTGGGCAACGAAATAGCCGTGGCGGGAGATATCAGCGCCTGCCGTCACGACAGAATTTAAGAAAATGGATTGCAAAGCGCTTGATTGCAGAAGTTTTAGCGGAGGCCGCCCAATGAGCACTACCCTAAACGAATGGCTCCAGAAGACAATCGCGGAGCTTGAAGAAGAGCGCGATTCTGTGCCCGGCGCTATAAACGAAGATGCGGCCATGGCGCTGGAGGCAATGAAACTGGCGCTGGCAATGCTCGAAGCTGAGCCTGTGGCGTGGCTTTGGACTCATCCAGAACGCGAAAATGACGTATCACTGACAACGCCACACAATGACGAGGATGCGGAAGATGCTATGGCGTGTGGCTGGTCTGTTCAACCTCTTTACACCGCCATGCTTCAGGGTGCCGGCGGCAACATTGGTAAACCGCTAACCATCAAACTACCAGACATCAGTTCAAAGGCCTTCTGGAGCGGTACCGGGAAGAATGAGACCTTCCACCCTGAAACCTACCGTCGCTGGGTGAAAGAAGCTATCGAAACCAGCTGTACCATCGCCCGTGTCGATGTGGAGGTGAAATAGTGGATCCTTTACTCCAGTACGCTTGCAGAAGGGTTACCGAACTGGAAACCCTTCTGCTGGTGGACGTGCAGGATACCGTCTGGCCTGCCGAAGTTGAAATGGTCTTCAGCCAGATTGAAAACGCCGGGGATCTCCCGGCACACCACCAGCGCCGCCTGAAACATCACATCAACCGGATGTGGCTTGAGAAAATGCCGGTACCGTCGATTATCGTTGCTGCCCGTTCGCTGGCCGCCGCCATGGAGGAATACGCGTGAGAGAAATTATTGTCGATAACTTTGCTGGCGGCGGCGGGGCGAGTACAGGCATTGAAATGGCTATCGGGCGCAGTGTGGATATTGCAATCAACCATGACCCGAACGCCGTTGCGATGCACACCACCAACCACCCGGACACGTTGCACTATTGCGAATCCGTCTACGAGGTCCGGCCAAAGATTGCGACCGCTGGACGCCCGGTTGCGCTGGCATGGTTTTCCCCCGATTGCCGTCACTTTTCGAAAGCCAAGGGTGCCAAACCAGTCGAAAAAGCTATTCGGGGACTGGCCTGGGTTGTTCTGCGCTGGGGGCTGGATGTTAAGCCGAGAGTGATGAAACTCGAGAACGTCGAAGAGTTCAAAACGTGGGGGCCGCTGCTCGCCGGGGAAATGCGGCCGGATCCTACCCGCGCTGGCGAAACTTTTGAGGCATTCATTGGCATGCTGACCACTGGCATATCAGAGGATCATCCTGCGCTGGCGGAATGCTGTGAATTTCTGAATATTTCGTTGGACAGCGAGGAGGCTGCACGCCTGGTAAAAGGCCTGGGCTATGCCGTTGAGTATCGCGAGCTTCGTGCCTGTGATTATGGTGCCCCGACGATCAGAAAGCGTTTCTTCATGGTTATGCGTTGTGATGGGAAGCCGATTGTATGGCCGGAACCAACGCACGGGGATCCGAAATCTCCAGCAGTGCAGGCTGGCAAGCTGGCACCGTGGCGAACAGCTGCTGAATGCATCGACTGGTCGATTGCCGCGCCGTCAATTTTTGGCCGTAAAAAGCCGCTGGCAGATAACACTCTGAAGCGGATCGCCCGGGGAATTCAGCGTTTCGTCCTGGACAATCCGACGCCGTTTATCGTGAAGTGTAACCACACCAGCACCCGTTCGGGCTATGACTGTTTCAGAGGCCAGAGCCTGAATGAGCCTTTACAGACCATCACAAAAAAACACGGCTACGCAATCGCAGTACCGCACCTGACGAAGTTCCGCACGGGAGCCACCGGGCAGGAAGTCACTGAACCGGTACCGACGATTACCGCAGGTACATCGAAGCGTCCGGGCGGCAACGGGCATGCACTGGGAATGGTAGAAGCCGCGCTTACACCTTTCCTGGCTGGTAACGGCGGCAGTGAATATCAGGCAAAGCCGCGCCCGCTGGAAAAGCCTGCGCATACAATCCTGAAACAGTCCCGGGCCTGCGTTGTTGCACCGGTTATCGTCCGGCAGTTCGGCGCCAGTACAGGACATCGGGCAGACGAACCCAGCGCGACAATCACTGCTGGTGGTGGCGGCAAATCGCAGCTGGTGATGCCCACACTCATTCAGATGGGCTATGGCGAACGCCCGGGGCAGGAGCCGCGTGTGCTGCAACTGGATAACCCGTTGGGTACCGTTACGGCAGGAGGCAATAAATTCGCCACTGTGAGCGCGTTCCTGGCGAAGCACTACGGCGGGAATTACCAGGGCGCTGGCGTGGGCATGGACGAACCGATGCACTCTGTGACAACCGTCGATCACCATGCTGCGGTAACCTCTCATCTGGTGAAGCTGCGTGGCACCTGCCGGGACGGGCAGCGCACCGACCAGCCAATGCCGACAATTACCGCTGGCGGCACGCATGTGGGGGAGGTGAAAACTATGCTTGCCGTGGACGGGTACGACGAGCAGCGCGCGCAGCAGGCGCTGGAGTTCCTGCGTGAATATTGTGGCCCGGACAGCACAGGCCTGGTGACGCTGGATGGGGTGGTTTATCGCATAGTCGATATTGGCATGCGCATGCTGCAACCGCATGAGCTATACCGGGCGCAGGGCTTCCCGGAGTGGTACATCATCGACCAGGATTTCCGGGGCGTGAAGTACGCGAAGGATAAGCAGGTGGCGCGTTGTGGAAATGCTGTTCCTCCGCCATTCGCCGAAGCGCTGGTGAGGGCAAATCTTCCTGAACTTTGCCAGTCGAAAGAGATAGCAGCTTAAAATCATCTGATTATTCAACCCGCTACGGCGGGTTTAATTTTTTCCTACTGGCATAAAATTAGCATTTTGTGCTCTTGTTGCGTTGACCATTTTTCCAGGTAGGTGTACTGTATAAAAACACAGTATATGCAAAGGAGGCCACCATGAAAGTTGAATTAACCATTGATCGCACAAAGAAACTTCCAGATGGAGCAATGCCAGCGCTGGAAAAAGAACTGCTAAAACGGCTCCGAAATCAGTTCGAGGATTGCAGTCTGGTTGTTCGTCGTGCTGGTTCGGATGGATTAAGCGTTTATGGTGGGGCAAAGGAAGCGAAGAAGACGGTTGAAGGGATCCTTCAGGAAACCTGGGAAAGTGCAGACGACTGGTTCTATTAAGGGTGTACACAGGGGTAGCGCGCATTTTCAGAATACCGCAATTTGCGAATCCCTTTGATGCTGCTGCCGACAATTTCTAATCGCGTCTGTATGTCGCTCAGGGGGATTCCGTGGAGGGTGTAGTTCAGTCAGATCTGCGAGTGACCATAACCGATGGGAAAGGAAGGGAGCTGCTGTCCTTCAAGTTGGGGGCGGAAGAGCGCTATATAATTTCCACCAAAGATAGCTCCATAACTCACAGAAAACTAAGCAGGGATGATCATTACTGGTCCAAAGAAACCATTATGGAAGTTGTAAGGGAAATGGCTTCTAAAAATTGACTTGTCACTACGTACGCAATCATAATTCTTGAGCTGGCCTGAACAACCAGCAACCTGACCGCGATGCGCCACGGAGTGAACACCATGGCGCAGTTACAACTCATTAAGCAGTCCTCAGGGATCCTGATCCCGGCTACGCCGGAGACCAGCGATTTGCTGCAATCAAAAATCAAGCTCGGCGCCGTGCTGGTGGCCGACTTCAAACAGGTACGCAATCCTGCGTTTCATCGTCGCTTCTTCGCTCTGCTGAATCTGGGCTTCGAATACTGGGAGCCTACCGGCGGCGCAATCTCCTCCAACGAGCGCAAGCTGGTTACCGGCTACGCTAAATTCCTGGCTTCCTATGGCGGAAACGAAGGCGCACTGCTCGATGCCGCTGAGCACTATCTTGAGCAGGTTGCGAGCCGCCGTGTAACAAACGGGATCAGTCTCTGTAAATCCTTCGATGCATACCGCGCCTGGGTGACGATTCAGGCCGGGCATTACGACGCCATAAAGCTTCCAGATGGCACCCTTCAGAAACATCCTCGCAGCATCTCATTCGCGAACATGGACGAAATTGAGTTCCAGCAGCTGTACAAGGCCGCGCTTGATGTCCTCTGGCGCTGGATATTATCCAAAGCATTCAGGGACCAGCGCGAGGCGGAGAACGCCGCTGCGCAACTCATGAGCTTTGCGGGGTGACGGGAATGAAGAAGACCTGGTTCCATCATACCGATTGCACAACCCAGCAGGCCGAAGACCTCATGGCGGAATACCAGCGCCGCGGCGTGAAGGTAGAGCGCAGCCTGAACTCCGATTATCTCACCTGGACCGTAAGCGCCCGGCTGCCTGAAGGCAATAAACCACCGCGTATAAATCGCCGGTGGCAAAACCGGATATGGGGGTGAGCATGGCAATTTATCGCAGCAAAAAATGGCTTGCCGCCGTCGGGCAGATCGAGCGCTGTGTTCTTTGTGGAGCATGGGGGACGCAGGTGGCACACCGGAACGAAGGGAAAGGCATGGGATTAAAAACCGATGACTGTGCGACAGCAGCTCTCTGCGTATGTTGTCATGACAGCATTGATAACGGGAATAAGCTTAACCGGGACGAGCGGCGGCAGCTTATGGACCGCGCGATAGTTCTGACAGTGATCGAAGTTGCCCGCCGCGGGCTGGTGGTGCCCGCATGAAAATTTACGAAATTACGCCGATTGGCAAACCCCGAATGACTCAGCGCGACCGATGGCATAAACGGCCAGCAACAGCAGCGTACTGGGCATACAAAGAACAGGTCAGGTTGCTGGGTGTCCATCTGCCAGAGTCCGGATATCACGTCACGTTCGTTATCCCCATGCCGAAGAGCTGGAGTAAGACAAAGCGGGCGCAATATGTCGGCCGGCCTCACCAGCAAAAGCCTGACAAAGACAACCTGGAAAAGGCTCTACTGGATGCGGTGTTTGACGAAGATAGCCATGTCTGGGACGGGCGGGTTACCAAAATCTGGGGAGAAACCGGGCAAATTATCATCGGGGAGGCCACATGAAGCCAGAAACGCTTGAGGTACTCCGCGCGCGCTGGCAGCGCCTTCGCATCTACCGCTTCCGGGGATCGGTGCTGGTGGATTACCGCATCCTTCGTAATTTTGTTCGCATCTATCATTCAGCAGGAGCCGCATAATGAACCTCGAAAACACCGTGAAATACCACTTCGCCAAGTCGACGCTTATTAGCGACTCTCCGCGCGCCACTGCTTCAGATTCACTGACCGGGACGGATGTTATGGCGGCCATGGGCATGACCCAAGAACGCGCTGGCATGGGATACAGTGCCTTCCTCGGAAAGATGGGTATCAGTTACAACGACCGGGCGAGGGCGATCGAGCTTCTAGCAGAGTATGCACTGACAAAATGCGATAGCGTAGCGGCGCTGCGCAAGCTTGACGACAGTGTTAAGCCGCTGGTGATGCACCAGTTGGCCGCCTTCGCTTTTGAAGATTATTCTCGCAGCGCCGCCAGCGTGAAACAGTGTGACTGCTGCTCGGGTCAGGGATTCATTGAGGCTGATGTTTTCACGATGAAATCGCACTACACCATGAAGCTTCCACAGTGGGCAAAAGACCTTAAGCAGTCGCCTAGTGATTTCGAAGTTAAACGCCAGGTGAAAGAGGTGGTGCGGGTTCTGTGTTCGGCCTGCAAAGGTAAGAAAGTTGTCAGTTGCGCCTGTAAAGACTGCCACGGGCGCGGTAAAGCAGTGAATCAGGTCCTCACTGAAAAGCAGGGCGTGCCGGTTCTGGCCGACTGTAAGCGTTGCGGCGGACGTGGATATGAGCGTATCCCCTCGACTGAGGCATATGCGGCTGTTTGCCGTATTACCGATGCGATATCCGTTGCCACCTGGGAGAAGTCCGTTAAACGGTTCTACGACCAGCTGATCACTAAATTTGACATTGAGGAAGCGTGGGCGGAGGCTCAGCTTAAACAGATAACAAAATAGCGATCGATAAAATAGCTCATTATTCTATAGTGAGCTATTTACTTTTCCGGAAACTGTGTTAATTTTGTTCTAACGATGGGCGTTGCATGTCCAGGGTATCGGCAAAGAATTTTCATTTTTCTGCCAGCTCACGATTGATAGCACTTCTTACAACAAGTCAGTAGGGAAGGCACAAATTGCCATCAATAAGCTACATTTCCTGTTGATAACTTTGTATATGCACGTATAATGCCGCGCCATCGATTACCTTTCAGGTAAAAAAAGCGGATTTAAAATTCGTGATAATTTGATAAAAAAGTAGTGTTTTTCTTCTTGTGCGAAGTCGAATCTTTAGGTAGGTTGGAGTTGTAGCGCATTCAAGGCTCTACTAAGGAAATTTAATTTGAACAAAATACAGCCAGCTATTGTTTATACAATGACCTTTTTTGCAATCCCTGTATGGGGAATTTGGCTGCTTTCGCTCGTTAAATAACCAAACAACCTCACTCTATCTGATTTTTAAAGATTTTTCTCACCTTATCCATATAGAATAGCCCTGGAACTAACGATCTGCGCAGACGTTGGGTTGTGTTAATCTGGATAAGGTGCCTGTCTATAGACGAAACTTCAAATACTGCTTCTGGAACAAAAGTATGGGCTCTGACCATTATGGTCGGGATAACTATTGCAATAGTTAGCTTTTTCGGCTCTCGCTTGGTTAACCAAGTTGACGAAATGGATAAGGCTCTACAGGCTACGAGAGAAGTACAGGCTTCCCAGACAGAAATTATCAAAGGTCAGCAGCGGGACATTGATAACAATGGGAAAGAAATCGAGCGACTGAGAAATCAAGTTGATCGCCTGAAGGATGACAATGCTGCTCTTAAAGCGAAGGCGGGTATCCCACTAACGCTGAACAACAAGCCACCTTCGGGTGGCTTTTTAGTTTCTAGGCAATGGAAATCGCTTTGAGTATGTGACGACATCCCGGTGAGACCAGGCACACCTCCCTGGCGCGGCAAAGCGATCCCCATTGTGATGAAGCTCAGCGGCGAGCTAGGGAATAGTTTTGCGGTGAATATTCTGGATAAGTAGCCACAAGGCGCGCGTAACCCAATCGGCAGCGCACCGATGGAAGCTGGTTCGACTCCAGCCTTCACAATCATTACTACAGGCTACCTTCGGGTGGCCTTTTTTGTTTCCCCTCAACCTTCTGAGAGGATCAACAGCAATAAGAGGGGGCTTAATGTCCGATCCATTAACCGGCACCGGCGCAGTTCTCGGCGGCGGCCTGCTGGGTTCAGTCCTGTACGGCGTCTTTACTCATACAGATTTCGGTGTGGTGTTTGGGGCGTTTGGTGGTGCGGTGTTCTACGTCGCAACAGCAACGAACCTGTCTCGTGCACGACTGGCTGGGTATTTTCTGACGTCGTTTATCGTTGGGGTGCTTGGGGCTGGATTTGTTGGCTCACTGCTAAATGCCGCATCGCGATATGAAAAACCGTTGGATGCACTAGGAGCAGTGATTCTGTCTGCCCTGTGTATCAAAATCCTAACTTATCTTAATAACCAGGATCTGAACAGCCTGTTCAGCTTTTTCTCGCGTTTACGCGGAGGAGGGGGAAATGGCAGGTGAGCTGACTGCATTCTTTAATGCATTTATCTGCGCGGTAATTGTTATCGTTCTGATGTTCTACCAGCGACATGGCGCCCGGCATCGTCCTTTCATCTCTATCATGGCGTATGTAACCGTACTGGTTTATGCCGTTATCCCGTTGCAGTTTATCTTCGGTCTCTATCGTGACTCCAGCTGGCTGGTGGTGGTGGCAAACCTCCTTATCTGCGCCGCCGTTATGAGGGCCCGGGGAAATCTGGCACGTCTGGTAGATCATCTGAGGCACTAATGAACCAAACACAATTTGAAAAGGCGGCAGGTATAAGCGCCGGTCTAGCCGTGCGCTGGTTTCACTATATCGATGCTGCAATGAAGGAATTCGGCATAACCGCGCCGCTCGATCAGGCCATGTTTATCGCGCAGATGGGCCATGAGTCCGGCGGTTTCACCCGGCTGGTGGAAAACCTGAACTATGCGGCAGAAAACCTGGTACCTACGTTCGGCAAGCATCGCATTACTGCACAGCAGGCCGCCGCACTTGGCAGAACGGCAACGCAACCGGCAAATCAGAAAGCGATAGCCAATCTGGTTTATGGCGGTGAGTGGGGCAAAAAGAACCTGGGCAACCAGGTTGCTGGTGATGGCTGGAAATATCGCGGTCGCGGCCTGAAGCAAATCACCGGGCTCAGCAATTACCGCAACTGTGGCCACGCGCTGAAGTTGGACCTTGTAACCCAGCCTGAATTGCTGGAACAGGATGAATATGCTGCGCGCTCCGCTGCATGGTTCTATTCGTCCCGCGGTTGCCTGCTTCATTCCGGCGATGTTGAGCGCGTTACGCTGCTTATCAACGGTGGACGTAATGGTCTGGATAAACGTCGCGCGCTGTTTAACCTGGCGAAATCAGTTCTGGTGTGAGGTGAATGTGGGTATCGAAACGATAATCGGGCTGGCCGCACTGGTCATTTCCGCCATTGCAGGCGCTTTTGGCCTGGGCCATATCCGCGGCACCAGCAAAGCGGAAGCTAAAGCCGATCAGCAACGCACTGAAGAGAAGGCCGCCGCCACTGAAGCAGTTGCAGAGCGCCGGGTTGAAGCAACGAAAGAGGCCAGCAATGTACAGCAGACTGTTAACCATATGCCTGGCAACGATGTTGATCGCGAGCTGCGGGACACGTGGAAGCGTCCCGGTGGTGGTTGATACCGCCTGTGACTGGGTAAAGCCAATCTACCTGACTGATCACGACATCGACGTTATGGACCGCCAGACGAAGAAAGACATCCTGACGCATAACAGATCTTGGCAGGTCAATTGCAAGAAAAAGATTCTTAATTGAACATTTATTTGACAATCGCAATGATTAAGCCCGACTATAATCTTAAAAATAATCGGGCTCTGAAAGGTTACTTTATGTCAACAATTAATCCACCAGGTAGCATTGGGTTCAACGATGCTAGCCTCCTGAATACCTTCAATAAGGCCGAGAGTTGCAGCTCTCTCAGGATTAAGAATGGAAGAAGTTCTGATCAGCTCACGCCAGTCAGTGAATTGTCCAGCGGAAACAGTTTCCTCGTTAAAGATAGAAACGAGGCGGTCAAGGTCGTGATCTAAACTAGATACCCATTCGCGCATTCGTTCGTGATCGACACTTTGCATTCCGCCGAAGTTCCACTGAAAGGGATGCAACAAAAATCTTGCTCCATGATTAGCAAAGCGCTTTATCCCAGCGAGGAAAATCGCATTAGCAATAGAATCTATATTGCTAATGTTGAAGCAATAAACTGGAATTGGAAGTGTTTTGATGAAATTGTAAGCGGTAAAGCCGGATGTTACGTCGCCGCCAGAGCTCGAAATGTGTAGGTTGATTCGGGTTGCCCCTTGAGCTATTGCTGACAAAATGTTGTTTTGAAGCAAGCTTACTGTGCTTGGATTGACTGGGCATAAAAAATGAACAGTATGAATCATAGAATTTTCCAGAGGTTATCCCGGATTGGGCAAATCTGTTATTGGTGCGAAAATTCCTAATTCAACATGAAATATTTTCAAGAAGCATAAGCCGCCTCAGGGCGGTTTTTTATTGCCGGGAGAAAGCCAATGAACCAATAAAGCGGATAGGCCGGAAAGGCAATGCAGCAGTCATGATGCTGCCCCGAGTCGCGTAATGGCGAGCAGGTATAGCAGACCGTTGTGAGGGTAAGTAAGGGAACATGCTCCGGTAAAGCAGCGCGAACGCCAGACACGCACCGGTTATAAGCGGCGATGAAGCGACAGCGTCTCAAGGGCATGAGCGTGGCCACTCCGGGTAGTGGCAGCCATTACAAAGCTCACCTGCTGGTGGGCTTGATAATGGTAAGTATTGTCTTCGGGCAGGCTTTGTAGATGTTAAGCGATTATTAAGAGGCAATCATGACTTTAGCTGAACGTGTAAAGAGAATTGAGAGCGAATTAAAAGATATTAAATCGCAACTCAATTCTGGTACCGATTCTAGGAAAACAGCAAAAGCAATGCCCTTATCCAGTCTTGCAAAAGAGGGAGGTATCCCTGGGGGGTTAGTTAAAAAATGTTAACTCAAATACTTGATTGGAAAAATCCATCGTAAGGGCGCCCATTTTAATTAGTTGCATTCCGAAAACGACCTGGAATTTTCTCCCGTTACTTACCAATGGCACTGAAGTCAATTCTGTTGAAAAAACTCTTTCGTCCTCAGTGAACGATATCACCGCATGCCGAACTGTAGTTTCTATTGTTGAGGTGGCTCCGCTTACAGTTGTTTTTTCCGCGACTGGGAGTTTTAAATTGTCAGCAAAGTCTGAATCCACATAGCAAAGATCTGCTCCGGTATCTATAAGTGCGTAGGCACCAGCCTTCAATCCATTTGGTTTATAAACGTTTATATCTTTTGGGCTACTTGGCCATATTGTCAATGGAACTACGGGAATTGCATGCTCCGTGGGGGTATCTGATACCGATCCATCAATAGGGGAAATAAATTTGATTTTTACTTTGGTGATCATCCTTATTCCTTCGAAGAGTTATTCAGCCATCCCTCTGCGCATATGTGCGCCAGTGTCCCACCACTGACGGGATGAATGCTTACCTTACCCAGGGTTAATGACAAGTAACACCCTGATATTCAAACAGTAGCCGCCATCGTGCGGTTTTTTATTGCCATCACCATGGGTAGGCTCATCGTAATGGCAATACCCTAACAAACGGATAAAGAGGCTCTCAATGTCCGACATTTACCAAATCACGCTAACCACCCAAACAGGCGAAACCTTCACGGGCAAGATGTCACGACGTCAGCCTGAGCTGGTTAACGGCTTTGTGCCGCTTGCGACAGAAACGGGCCAATGGCTGTATTTCGCTCCTGCCGATGTGAAGCGCGTGGAGTTCACGCCGGTTCCTACCGAGGAAGAAATCAATGGCGATGTGCAGACTGTCAGCTGAAATCAAAAGCAGGTGGTGGGTTCCTGTCTACCTCAGGACGCTGACAGTGTTCTGCCTGATGATGCGTTGCGAGCCTGATTACCAAAAGGTGAGAAACTTCCTCGTCAAGCATGGCATTAGCCAGAAGCTGAAGTATGAGCCTGTAAAGAAATAACGGAGTAACCAATGAGCAAACCAGATTGGGAGGCCATTGAATCGGCTTACCGGGCTGGTTCATTGTCAGTAAGGGCCATCGGCGAAAAGCATGGCGTTAACCATGCCACCATCCTGAAGAGAGCAAACAAAGAAGGATGGCAGCGCGACCTGACAGAAAAGGTCAGGGCGGCAACCAAGGCCAAGGTAACCAAGTCGGTAACCAAAGACGGTAACCAGTCACCAGTGGTTACTGATGAGCAGATTATTGACCAGGCCTCCGATGAGGCTGCCGCTGTAGTCATGGCTCATCGAGAAAGTCTGGCGGCATGGCGAGGCATCACTAATAAGCTGCGCGACTTCCTCGAAGATGCGGATATCACGGAAGAAAATCATGCCTCAATGTCACGTTCGATCACGGCCGGTGTCGATGCTCAAATCAAAGTTATAAACGCTGAGCGCAAGGCGTATAACCTCGACACCGAGGAAGGCAATAAGACGGTTGATGACCTGTCTAACCTGATGGATTCACTGTCTCAGGGGGCGTAATGAAACCTGAGCATCTGAAGCTGCTGTCCGACAAAGACTGGCGGCTGAACAACCTTTACTGGATCACCGACAAAGAGGGTAAGCCTACTCGCTTCAGGATGACGCCTGAGCAGCGGGAATACTTCGAGGGGATCCACACCCGCAACATCATCCTGAAAGCTCGCCAGCTAGGTTTCACCACTGAGGTGTGCATCATCCAGCTCGACGCGGCCCTGTTTGAGTCTGCGAAGTGCGCGCTGATTGCCCACACGTTGAATGACGCTAAGCGCCTGTTCCGCGAGAAAGTGAAGTACGCGTACGACAAGCTGCCTAAAGAAATAAAAGCTGCGAACCCGGCGAGCAATGACTCTTCAGGGGAGTTGGTATTTCAGAAGGGTGGGTCGTTATACGTCAGCACCTCATTTCGTGGTGGTACGCTGCGTTACCTGCACGTGTCCGAGTTTGGGAAGATATGCGCCAAGTTTCCTCATAAAGCCCGTGAAATCGTCACTGGTGCATTTGAGGCGGTATCAACCGGATGCTTTGCCACTATCGAAAGCACGGCAGAGGGGCGGGCGGGATATTTCTTCGATTACTGCCAGACGGCTGAGAAAGCGTTGCTTCAGGGTAAAACGTTATCCGCACTAGACTGGAAGTTTTTCTTCTTCTCCTGGTGGAAGAATCAGCAGTATGCAATCGACCCGGTAGAGCCTTTACCGCAGCGCCTGATTGATTACTTCGCCGAGATGGAAGCAAAGCATGGTGTAGTCGTCAACGAACGCCAGAAAGCCTGGTATCACGCCAAAGAGAAGACCCTCGGCGATGATATGAAGCGAGAGTACCCGACCATTCCGGCTGAGGCGTTCCAGCAGTCTGTCGAGGGCGCGTATTACGCCAAGCAATTCCGCTGGCTCTACACCAACAAGCGGATCGGCAAAATCCCGGATAACTCACACCTCCCGGTGCACACGTTCTGGGATATCGGTGTGGGTGACTCCACGGCAATCTGGTTCGTTCGCGAGGTCGGCGAAGAGTTCCATATCATCGACTACTACGAAAACTCTGGCGAGGGCCTGCGGCACTACATGAAGGTTCTGAAAGACCGAGGCTACACCTATGGTGAGCACTGGGGGCCGCACGATATCGACAACAGGGAGTTCGGTAGTGATGCCAAGTCCCGGCGTGAGATTGCACGTGAAGGTTATGAAATCGACGGGCATAAATACTCGTTGAAGTTCCTAGTGGTGCCAAAGGAATCAGTCGATACCGGCATTGAGTCGGTGCGTGAGATTCTGCCTCGCTGCGTATTTGATGAAGAGAAATGTGCTGAAGGGATCTCCCATCTTGAGGGATACCGCAAAGAGTGGGACGACAAGCGCGGCTGCTGGAAAGATAAGCCGCTACACGACAAAACATCACACGGTTCTGACGGTTTCCGCTATTTCGGGGTCGTGAAGACAAACCGTCGCAAACCAACCGGCAAAGTCACCAACCTACGGATGTAACTCCATGCCTGACATCTCAACACCCAATCTGGACTATGGGAACATGGTCGAGGCGTGGGATATCAACGATGCCCTGATGGGCGGCACGCTCTATATGCGACAGCTGGGCGAGCAATATCTACCGCGCTGGCCGAAAGAAGACAAAGAGGACTACAAAAAACGCCTCGCCGTGGCCACGCTTCTGCCAGCCTACGAAGAGACCATTAAGCAAAACATCGGGCGTGTATTCGCAGAGCCTATTAAGCTTGCCGAGAATGTGCCGGATCAGCTGCGAGAGTATGCGAAAAACTTCGACCTTGAAGGGACGCGCCTGGACGTATGGGCGCAGGCCTTCTTCGGTCTGGCGATGCAGTATGGCCTCTCCCACGCGCTGGTGGATTATCCCAGGGTGGACACCGAAAAGGTGAAAACCAAAGCTGAAGAGAAAGCTACCGGCGCGCGCCCCTATGTCACCATGCTCAATCCACGCCAGGTAATTGGCTGGAAGTCGAAAATGGTGGACGGCAAAGTGGTGCTGACTGCGCTGCGTATCAAAGAGGTTGTGGTCGAAGACGGCGACGACTTCGGGCAGACTAAGGTCGAGCAAATTCGGTACCTGACACCTGGAAAGGTGGAAATTTACCGCAAGGCCAAGGATGCTGACGGTGCCGCGAACTGGGCGCTATTCGAGGAGTGGCAGACATCCCGCCAGGATATCACTCTGGTCACGCTCTACACCAAACGCACCGGGTTTATGTGTGGTTCACCACCGCTTCTCAACATGGCTCTGCTGAATATCAAGCACTGGCAGAGTCAAAGCGAGCAGGACAACATCCTGCACGTCGCCAGAGTGCCGTTGCTCACGGTGTTCGGGCTGGATGAGGGGCAAGAACTTGTGATTGGCTCATCCTCTGCCACTTCATTCTCCGATCGGCAAAGGCAGGGTCTGGAATACGTCGAGCACACAGGTTCCTCCATCGGTGCCGGCAAAGAGTCGCTGGCAGAGCTGGTGGAGCAGATGCGACAGGCGGGTGCGAAGCTGCTGCGCACCGAAAACACCTCAACTAAATCGGTAGACCAGACCTCTGAAGAGAAAATGCAGGAGCAGTCACCGCTCTACACCATGGCGACAAGCCTGGAAGATGCGATCGACAATATCCTGCAAATCATGGCTGAGTACATCGGTGAAGCGGAAGGCGGCAACGTTGATGTGCGCACCGAGCTTGATGTCGAGTCGAAAGAGTTTAATCCACCAGCGGCTATGGCCATTCAGTCGCTGCGCCAGGGCGGTGACCTTCGTCGTATCGATGCAATCAAAGCCCTGCAAAAACTCAACCTGATTGATGCCGACGCTGATCCCGATGTGGTTCTGAGCGAGTTGCTTGCTGAGTCAGCATCTCTGACTGAACCGCCGCCGGGTGAGGTGTGATATGGCTCGTTCGGTAAACGACAGGTTGCAGGACGAGACCATAGCTCACGGACTTTACGTGACGCGCTACGGTACGGGCGTTGCCCGACGAATGGTGACGCTGCTTAACAGGATGGATGCTGAACTGGCTGCCCGACTGCTTGTACTGCTGGAGGGTAAGCGCGCTGACACCTACAGCGCGCGTCGCCTTGCATCGCTACTGGCTGGTGTGCGGGATCTAAACCAGCAGGCCTACGAACCGGTCAATGCTGCTCTGATGCGCGAACTGACGCGTTACGCTGATTATGAGACCGGGTATCAGTTTGACCTGTTCAGCAGCCTTATTCCCGGTCAGGTGCTTAAGCACGTCCCGCTGCAAAGCATTGTCCCGGAACAGGTCTATGCTGCTGCGGTGGCGCAGCCGTTCCAGGGGAGGTTGCTGAAAGAGTGGGGCAAGAAACTCGAATCGGATCGGCTGGAAAAAATTACCAGTGCCGTACGCACAGGATTTCTTCAGGGAGAAACCGTCGAGCAGATTGTGAAGCGGGTCGCCGGCACGCCGCAACTTAAACGCCAGGACGGGGTTATCAATGCCTCACGTCGAGACCTTGCGGTAGTAACCCGCACGGCGGTGAACCATGTGGCCGCTACAGCGCGCCAGGAGTTCGCCCAAGCCAACAGCGATATCGTGAAGGCGAAACAGTGGTCTTCGACTCTGGACACCCACACCAGCCAGTGGTGCATCATCCGCGACCGCAAACTCTACTCGCTCGATGGCAAGCCGCTGGGCCATGCAATCCCATATCTGCGCGGGCCCGGCAAAATTCATTTCTGCTGTCGCTCATGCGAAATTCTGATCACTAAATCGTGGGAGGAATTGCAGATAGCCTCTGGCGAACTGAGCAGCGCCACACGCGCTTCGATGGATGGGCAGGTACCAGCGCATACCAGCTATGCCGATTGGCTTACCCGGCAACCGTACGCACGGCAGGAGCAGGTGCTGGGCGTCACCCGCGCCATGATGCTACGTGACGGCAAAATCACGGTGCCGGAGATGTTCAATGATGCCGGGGAGTTTCTTACCCTGGACGAACTGCGCCGCGTGGATGCGTCGGCGTTTGAGGAATAGCAGATGCGTAACGACGATTTTCACTGTGTGGGCGATGGGCGTGGCAAGCGACGGGTGTTCGTTAATGGCAACGAAGTTAAGAGCTGTGTATGGGCTGACGTTAAGCGAGGTATAGCCTGCATCCATCCACACCCGCTGCGGATTCACAAGCGAAAGCGCGATGAAGTCTATACCCGCAAACTGCGCGGCGTAATAACCGTCGAATTTATCTAACAGGCTGCCTTCGGGTGGCCTTTTTTATGCCTGCCGCTGAGCGGATGCGACGCGGTGACCGGGTCGGATGACCTATTACCAATGGCCGGAAGGCTGGAGCAAAAACAATGAAACTGAAACTTGATGCTAACGGAAATGTGGTCGTTGAAAACGGTATGCCTGTGTACATCCATGATGATGGCAAAGAAATCCCGTTCGACGCAGCCGCAGCGATGACCAAAATCACCTCCCTGAATGGTGAAGCTAAAACTCACCGTGAAGCGAAGGAGGCGGCGGAAGCCAGTCTCGCGAAATTCTCTGGCATCACCGATCCGACCAAGGCGCTCGAAGCCCTGGAGATGATGACCAAAATCGACCAGAAAAAACTGATCGACGCTGGCGCTGTTGACCAGGTTAAGGCTGAGATTACCAAGGTATTCCAGCAGCAGCTGGATGAAGCGAACGGCAAGACCAAACAGCTCGAAAGCCAGCTCTACGACGAGATGATCGGCGGCCGCTTCGGTGGCTCCAAATTCATTTCAGAGAAGATGGCGATCCCGGCTGAGTTCGTGCGTTCGTACTTCGGGCAGAACTTCAAAATCGAAGACGGCAAGGTCGTGGCCTTCGACGGTCAGGGCAATAAGGTGTTCTCTCGCACCAAGCCTGGCGAGCTGGCTAGCTTCGATGAAGCGCTGGAATCTCTGGTCGAGTCGCACCCGCAGAAAGACTACATCCTCAAATCGTCCGGCAACAGCGGCGGTGGTTCTCACCAGTCGCAGCATCAGGCCGGGCAAAAAACCATGAAACGCGATGCGTTTGATGCATTACCTCCAGCAGAGCAACAGGCTGTGATTGGCGGCGGCACAAGCATCGTTGATTAATCGAAAGGAATAAATACATGTCTAATACTTTGACTGGCCTGATCCCGACCATTTATACGGCGCTTAACCGCGTTTCACGTGAGCAGGTAGGTTTTATCCCGGCAGTGGCTCGTAACGCTAAGGCCGATGCTGCAGCTAAAGACCAGACCGTCACCGCGCCAGTGGCACCAAAAACCACCACGGTAGACATCACACCGGCACCGACCGCACCAAACGACGGAGATCAGAACATTGGTACCGTGGACGTGAAAATCACCAAATCCAAAATGGCCCCGGTCAAATGGAATGGTGAAGAGCAGCTTGCCATCGGGCCATCAGGCACTTATGACATTGTCCTGGCTGACCAGTTTTCTCAGGCGTTCCGCGCACTGAGCAACGAAATGGATGCTGACCTGGCATCGCTGGCTTATAAGTCTTCCCGCGCTGTTGGTGCTCCAAAAGATACACCGTTCAGTGTCAAAGACGACCTGTCTGATGCGGCGAACGCTCGGCAGGTGCTGACTGATAACGGCGCACCAACCACTGACCTGCGCATGGTACTGGGCGGCGAAGCGATGGCGTCAATCCGTGGTAAACAGTCCGTACTGTTCAAAGCGAACGAAGCCGGTACCGATCAGCTGCTGCGTGAAGGCATCATTGGTCGTGTGATGGGCTTTAACCTGCACGAATCCGCCAACATCAAGCGCACCGCGAAAAGCACGGCGGCGGGCTATAAGGTCAATGGCGAGAAGAAAGAGGGCGACATCATTATTGCTATCTCTGCTGGCACTGGCGGTATTGCTGCCGGGACCGCAGTGAAGTTCGATGGTGATGACAACCAGTACATGGTTGTAGCGGCAACCTCTTCAACTATCACCATCGGCGCACCTGGCCTGCGTCAGGATCTGGCAGATCAGGCAACTGTCACTGTGCTGAGCGAGTTCGTGCCAAACGTTGCCTTTGACCGTAACGCATTCCTGCTGGCTTGCCGTACCCCGGCCATGCCAAAAGGCGGCGATACCGCTGATGACGTGATGAACGTAACCGATCCGGTCTCTGGTATTACCTTCCAGATCGCGCTGTACCGCCAGTACCGTCAGGTACGTTACGAGGTTGGTGTGGCGTGGGGTGTGGCCTCCGTTCAGCCTGAACATTCCACCATCATCATGGGTTAACCCAGGGGGCTTCGGCCCCTTTGTTATTCAGGAGGCCCGATGGCCGGATTAACAAAAGAGCAGCGCGCGCAGCGTGAAGCGGAAAAGCTTGCAGATCAGCAGACCGCTGATAATAACCCTGCCCAGCAGGAACAGCAGCAGGAACAGCCAGGTATTGAGCTGGTGGTCATGGTGCGTGATATCCCAGAGTTCCCCGGCGGTCCGCTGCGCGCTGATGTTCACCCTGCTGAAGTGGATAACTGGCTGGCGCTGGACTGGCGTCTGGAGGAATAACCATGCTGGTTGCCGATCCCCATTCGCCGGACTTTAACAGCTACGCCAGCGTGTCCGACCTGCGGGTCTTTGCCGCCGCGCGCGGATACACCATTCCTGCCGAAGATGGCGAGTGTAGCCAGATGCTGATGCAGTCGATGGACTTTCTGGAAGGAAGGTTCTGGCGTGGTCAGCGCTACAGCGCATCTCAGCCTCTATCCTGGCCGCGCTCCGGCGTACGCTTCGATGGCGTGGACCTGCCGGATGATGCTATTCCACAGCGCCTGATTGATGCCCAATGCCGCCTGGCTATCGAGTCGCAGGAGATTGATCTCACGCCGTCGGTCTCCGGTGGCGGCGCGGTCATAGCTGAGAGCGTACAGGGGGCCGTCTCTGTGCAGTACGAGCCGGGAACGAATAAGGCCACTCCTTCATTCCCCTGGTTCTATTCCTCGCTGCGCGGGCTTGTGGTGGGCGGCAACCAGGTCCGGATCGAAAGGGGGTAGCATGGCAATCGACTATCGCCGGATGCGCGCCACGGCAACGCGGCTGCTGACGGAGAACGGCAAAGCCTACCAACTGACTCGCGGCGGAACCATCACCCGCGATCAGTACGGGAAAGAGGTTATCACCGAGCCTATTACAGCGACCGTTACCGGCGTTATCACCGAATACTCCACGCGTGAAATCGACGGTTCACTAATTGCTACGGGCGATAAAAAATTGGCGGCCACGTTTGAAACGGAAGTGCGCATTGGCGACCTCATTGATATCGACGGCAAAAAGTGGCGCGTGGTTCAGCCGAATCCGGTTAAGCCCGCAGATGTGCTGATTTCCTATAACATCCAGCTAAGGACCTGATATGTCCAGTTCCGTAAATCAGCCGTTCCTGGCTGCCATTCAGTTATTCGTGGATAGCTCAAAGCAGGATATGGACGAGGTGGTGCGTAGGACAGGTATCAAAATACTCGGTCGGCTGGTGGAAATGTCACCGATTGGTAATCCCGATCTCTGGCAGGTGAACCAGACGGCATCGGCTTACAACACGGCGGTACGGGAGCATAACGCGGCACTGCGCCAAGACCCGGCCAATCTCACTAAAGCCGGACGCCTGAAGCACGGGCGAGCCGTCAACGACTCGATGGACATCAAAAAGCCTGAGGGTTATGTCGGTGGTCGGTTCAAGAACAACTGGTATGTGGGTTTCGACAGCCAGCCGACTCAGTCAAACGATACACCAGATGCTTCCGGCCAGGGATCAAATTCCCGTGGCATGGCGGTGCTTGAGGTATTCAGAGTGGGCCAGGTCAGCTCGATTTACTTCACCAATAACCTGCCATATGCGGCAGCGCTGGAAAACGGTCATTCCACCCAGGCGCCGGGCGGGATAGTGGGCATTACAGCTATCGACGCGGCGCAGCTGTTCCGAGAGGCAATGAGCGAGGTACGCAATGGTCGGTGATCAGTCCATGCGAATAGCTGACCTGCTGGAGAGCCGGGTAGCCATAATCTCGGCTTCTCTCGGCTTGCCGATCGCCTGGCCGAATATCGTATTCGATCCACCGGATGCGCCATACGCCCGTGTTTATGTTTTACCTGCACAAACTGTAGGTCAGGACATAGAAGGTCTGATGCGTACCTATCAGGGGATCTTGCAGGTAAACATCATTACTCCCGCAGGCTCAGGCGTGAGCCAGGCGAGAGGGCTTGCCCAGTCGGTGGCAGATGCATTCCCTGAAGGACTGCCGCTGGTGGACGGTGATCTGACGGTTTACATCAACGGGCCGCCGCAGGTGAGACAACCCATCCAGGACCGGCCAACCTCGGCGCCCAACGGTTCCAGTGGTTCCATAACCTACACCATCCCCGTCAGCATGCAGTACCGCGCTGACTACTGACCCGCCAGATGGCGGGTTTTTTATTACCTAAATTCAGGAGAGTGCTATGGCATTCGCAATCCCTAACGGCTCGCGTGTGAACGTGGCCAAGGCCTATCAAGCCCCAATCACCTTTACCGCAGCCTCTAACGCGACGGAATGCGAACTGACCGTTGCATCGGCCTCCGGCATTCTGGCTGGTGACGTAGTTCAGGTGAGTTCCGGCTGGTTAAAGCTCGATAACATGGTGCTGCGCGTAAAATCGGTGACCAGTAATAAAATCGTGCTGGAAGCATTCGATACTACCGACACCACCAAATTCCCGGCAGGCACTGGCGCGGGCACGCTGCGCAAAATCGACTCATGGATCACCATGCCTCAGGTGATGACACTATCAACTGAAGGTGGTGACCAGCAGACCATCAGCGTGCAGTTCCTGGAAGATGACAAAGCGCGAACCATCCCAACGTTTAAAAACGCGGTGGTTCAGGTTTATACCTTTGCACACGACCCTCAACTGGCGATCTACAAACGCCTCATTGACCTGGATGACTCCAGCGACACAACGGCAGTCTGGTTCCATAACCCACGCGGCAAAGCTGATCGTTTCTACTCAGCCAAAGTATCGTTCCAGCGCGTACCGCGCACGGAAATCAACGCCGTGGAAAGTAACGAGGCGCGCATGAACTTCGAATCGGACATGCAGATTTACCCGATCGCCGATTCATCCGTTACGCCGCTGGCGTTCCTGACCGACCTGCCGGCCACCAAATCGGTTGCCACAGGCACAGCGCTGGATCTGGCGGTGGTAATGAAGGGCGGCTCAGCACCTTACACCTACGTTTGGAAGAAAGGCAGCACCGCTATTCCGGGCAAAACCGCATCGACGTTCAACATTTCATCTGTCGCATCCGGTGATGCTGGCGTTTACACCTGTGAAGTCACCGACGCCGCGGGCAAAACCATCACCTCGGCTGCGTGTACTGTCACGGTCAACTAACCAATCTGGCCCGGTACGCCGGGCTTTTTTATGCGCATCGCACGCGCACATCAAAGAAAGTCTTTCAGCTGTGAGCCTGGGCAAACCGTTAACTTTCGGCGGCTTTTCCGTGCGACAGGCTCACGTCTAAAAGGAAAATTAAAATGTCAGAACCTTCAGTCGTCCCTTACGTAAAAACCACTCCCAAACCTTTTGGTGTGGACGTCGAATGGAAATGGCCGGGTGGCTGCGCGGTGCTAGAACTGCAATGCCTTCATGAAGATGGCCGACTTATGAAAGAACGCATCTTCTGGCCAGCTACCGTATGCCTTATTTCCGGCCTCAAAGCTGGTGAGAGATTGCAGGTGCGCCTGCGTCCAATTGCAGAAGATGGCTCAGCACGAGATTGGCGAGCCGGTGACTGGGTCGAAGGTGTTTCTTCTGTCGATGCCGGAGAAATTGTAGAGGCGCTGGACCATGAAATCCGCAACAGCGATGCATTCAAAGTCCTGAAAGATGGCTGGTCTTTCGAAAAGAACGGGGTGCTGATTATTAATAACGGCCAGGTGTTCGTTACCGATGCAAAGATCGACGATGCCGTATTGTCTAAGAGCTATAGCGTTAAAATGAACGTCGCCTACAAAGGTAAACCTCACGAAGCTGGCATGACCCTCAGAGTTGAAGATGGCCAGAGCAACGTTGAGTTTATGGCTGATCGCTATACGGTGCATGAAGCCGCTTCATCCATCATCGAGAACGCCGCCGCAACAAGCGCGAAGACGAAGATTAGGCTTGGCGATGAAATGAAACATGCCATCATTGATGCCGTGCGTGAAAGCGATTTGTTCGCATCCCTCCAGGCAAATATTGATGCGCAAACAGCGTCAGTAGCTGGCCTGCAACAGGCGATGAACGAAGCGGTCACCAATGCTATTAAAAACGCGCTGAAGCCCGGTGGCCTGCTTTACAACCGTTAACCTCCCATCACGCACTCGAATACTCGACCCGCTACGGCGGGTTTTTCTTTTCTAAGGAACCGAAATGACCAAATTTTCTCTGATCCCAAACCCTACGTTTTCCGTGACCGCCAGCATCCCACGCGCTGGCGCCGAAGACGGCAAGCTGACGTTTACTTTCCGCCATAAGACACTGGAAGAGCTGCGCTCTATGGACGAAAAGCTGCAAAAGTCCGCTGAAGGTAAAAAGGGTGCTATCGAGCCGCAGGCCGACTACCTCATGGAAATTGTCGAGGGGTGGGCGCTGCCGGACGAGTTCAACCGCGAGAACGTTATTGTCCTCCTGCGGAACTATCCACGCGCGTTCGACAGCATCGGTCTGGCATACACCAAAGAGCTGATGGGTATCCGCGAAAAAAACTGAGGCAGGTCGCCGCAGCGTTGTACACGCCGGGACCGACGCTCGCGGAGCTGAGCGCTTTTGGTTTGACGCCTGAGGACGTGGAGGAAGAGGTGGGGATCCTGCCCTCGGTGTGGAGGTCCTTCACCATCTTCTCTTCCCTGGCGACCCAGTGGCGAGTCGGCGCGAGCGGGGCGACCGGCCTTGATTACAACGTTCTCCCCTGGATGTTCGAGTTACACGGGGTTGAGGATGCGGCGGCCTGCATGGCTGACCTTCAAATTATGGAAAGCGAGGCTCTCAAGGTAATGCATAAGGAGACGAAATAATGACAGACCAGATCTCCTCGATTACTTTGCGGGCCGATGTTTCTGACCTGAAAACAGCCAGCAACGAACTGGATAAACTCGGCCAGGCGGCGGCCGGTGCTGTAGATAAAGCAGATGATCTGAATAGCGTGTTTCGCGCTGGCGCTGAATCTGCGAAGCAAGGCAGTGAAGGGCTCAAGGAGCAGCAGAACGCGCTCAAAGGGCTGCTGGAGAATATCGACCCGGTTACCAAGGCCTTAAACCGCCTGGATGAGCAGCAAGAATCGCTGCGGAAATTCCAGGCCAAAGGTTTCCTTGATACCGATACCTTTCAGGCTTACAACAAAATCCTGGATGACACCCGCCTCAAGCTGACCGACACCGGAGAAGCTGCGGCACGTGCTCAGGCCGAATTAGCCGCTACCCAGGCGGCAGAGAAGCAGTCCGCAGCGTTAAAGAACCTTCTTGGATCCATCGACCCGACTATCCGCGCGTTCAATTCACTGGATGAACAGCACGCACAGCTGGTGGCCCATTTCGAAGCAGGGCGCATTAACGGTGCTCAGTTCGAGCACTTCAACACAATCCTTAACCAGACGCGTGAGCGCCTCTCTGGTGTCGCTGACGTACTGCCAGAGGCGCTATCCCGGCAGGAAGCTGCTGCCCGGCGTGCTGGAATTTCCGTTGGCCAGTACAGCGCCGCGCTGCGCACTCTGCCGGCGCAGTTCACCGATATCGCGACACAGTTGGCTGGAGGCCAATCCCCTTTCCTGATCTTGCTCCAGCAAGGCGGGCAAATTAAGGATTCTTTTGGTGGATTAGGCCCAATGCTCCAGGCTTTGCGGGACGCATTGTTTGGGTTTAACGAAGAGAGCAGAGAAACATCCGAGTCGGCAGCAGGCATAAGTGACGCTGCTGAAGGACTTAACAACACCAGTGAGGCAGCGGAGAAGCTGGGGCGGGCGGGTGGCCTGTTAAATACCTTTAACCTTGCGATTGCTGGCTCGGTGGGTTTGCTGGCTCTTCTGGCTGGGGCTGCCTACAGTTCATCCCAGCAGTTCGACAATGTTGCCAGATCGCTCATTTTGATGGGCGGGGCTGGCTTTTCCTCCATGCAGCAACTGAACGACGCGGCAAAGGATGTTGCTGATAACGCTGGTGCTTCTTTGGCTGAGTCTGTTGATACCCTGGTCCAACTAAACGACACCGGGAAGTATACCGCCGACCAGATGACCAAAATTGCCAAATCCATTCTGGCTATGGGTGATGCAGGGCTGGATACGAAGGCTGCGCTGGCGGATTTTTCACGACTGGCAAACGATCCTATTAAAGCCCTGGCGAGCTTGAACCAGCAATATGGCTTTGTTGATGAAGCCATGATGAAGCACCTCATTACCCTGGAGAAAACGAAGGGGAAAACAGCAGCGGCAAACGAAGCTATAAGGCTTTTTGCCGACACCATGGAGGATCGCAGTAATAAAATTGTAGAGGCCACCGATAATATCGGGCAGGCGTGGAACGGGATTAAAGCTTTCTCCTCCGACATTTTCGGTCAAATCGGGGTTACCGTGCGCGCCTGGGGAAACCAGATCATCGATATCTTCGAACTGGTTAAGTCCTCGATCAAAGACTTGTTCCTCAATATCACCTCTCTGGACGCCAAGTTCACCAGCACCATCGCTGGCTGGGCAGACAAAATCCCGGGTGGCGGTGCGCTGGCTAATTTCCTCGGCATGGACGTTGAGGCAATGAAAAAGGCTGGAGCGGAAGCGGACAAAGAGATTGAGGCGAACAAAAAACGCTATAACGAGCTTTGGAAGCGCGTCACTGCGCCTAACGCACAGGCAAACTATGAGGCTGAAGCGCGAGGGTCTAACGTAAAAGGTGATGGCGGAACAAGTCGAGAATCAAGAGACGCAGTCTCGAAGCTTGCACAAGACTCAGCCAAAAAGACCAAAGAGGCAAAAGCCACGCTGGATGCTGGCGATCGCACTCTTGAGAACTACCGTGCCCAGGCCAGAACGTTAACTGAAACACTCGAAACGTTGCGCAAGACTGGGGAGACGCAGGTCAGATATACCGAATTCAGCAAACAGCAATCTCGCTTTGCTGAATTGGATGAGGCTGCCAAAACACGAGCGCTGACCGCCCAGGAGAAATCTCTACTGTCGAGCCGTGAGGCCATTCTGAACGCCGCCAAGGTGGTGGATCAGAAGAACAAGGAAGTAGAGGCGCAGCAGAAGATTAATGGCCTGGCGCAGCAGGCGAATAAATACGTCACGCAGATGTCGGAAAAGACAGAAGCGTTGCGAGGCAGCGCAGGCCTAAGCAGCCGTCAGAGCCAGCGCATGATGGAAGAGGCTCAGCTCCGCCAAGGCTGGCTCAACGGTGGTGGTAAGCTTGATGATGCTGGCTATGAGAAAGAACTGGCAGCCCTCAGAAATTATTACTCTGAAGAGGATAAGCTGCGCGGCGACTGGAAGTCTGGGGCTGTTGCTGGATGGAATGAATATCTGGATGCCGCTACCAACACCTATGACGCAGTGAAGAACGTGGCTAGTTCGACGCTGACAGGTCTATCTGACATGCTAACCAGCTTAATGACGACGGGAAAAGCCTCAATAAAAGAATTCGGCAAATCGATGCTGAAGATGATTGTTGAGGTGACAAACAGGCTGATGGTTGCCTATGCGGTGCAGGCTGCGATGGGCTGGATAAGCGGTGGCAGTGGCGGTGGCAGCACGCCTGGTGGTGCATATGCAAACGCCGCTGCTGGCGTAACCTTCAATGCTAAAGGTGGTGTCTATGACTCTCCTGGCCTCAGTAAATATGTGAACGGTGTTTACGACACTCCTCAGCATTTCACCTTCCAGGGCGCATCTAAGTTTGCGAAAGGCGGCGTCTTCGCAGAGGCTGGTGCTGAAGCAATCATGCCCCTAACTCGGGACTCTGCCGGGCGCTTGGGGGTACGTGCCCAGGGTGGCGGCGGGATGGCCCCGATTATCAATACCACTGTTAACGTAGATGCTGGTGGTTCGGTTACAACGCAAACTTCCAGTTCTGGTGATGCCATGGGGCGCGCGCTTGCCGAGGAAATGCAGAATGCCGCACTGCAGGTAGTTCAGAAACAGCTTAAACCGGGTGGCATGATCTACAACTTCAGCAAAGGCAGGTAGTGTTTACGTCACCCCCTGGTTAATATGTTGAAAACCATAATGATCAGGGGATGATTGTGTTAAATAAAATAATCAAGAAGATCCTAAGAACCATTGGGCTGTTGCTGCTTCTTCTTATTGTGATTTTTGTTGCAGCGGTGGTTAATAAACCAACCGAGCAAGAAAAAAAGCAAAAAGAAGCCAAGGAACTTGCAGATAAAAAATTAGATGAACTTCGTAATGCCTGTGAAGCTTACGTTAGAAAGTCAGTGATCAATAAAAGCACCCTGGATATGTCGGCGTTTGGCTCTAACAGATGGCTCGGCAATGACGGTAAGTTCTACGCGACGCAGGAATTTAGCGCTAAAAACAAATTTGGTCTTGAGCAGAAATTCAGAGCTGAATGCATTGAAGACAAGGATGGGAAAACTGATTACCGGCTTGTCGAAATGAATGGAAGTTAAACCGTTCTCAGTTTATTACAAAGTATCGCCCATACTTTGAACCGACACAGAGCCTCGCATACGCGGGGCTTTTTTTATGGAGTAAATATGGCAGTTGAAACATACAGCTGGCGCTCGCAGCTCGGTGCTGGGGCGATTGAATATAGTCAAACGGTGCGCGCGGCGCAGTTCGGTGATGGCTATGAGCAGGTTGCTGATAATGGCATTAACTCTACTGCTATTCAGGTGCCAATGAAGCATACCGGCACCGAGACGGAGGTGGACAGGATTCGTGATTTTCTCCTGGCTCATACCGTGAAGGCCTTCATCATCACGCCGCCCGGCGAAGCGAAGGGGCTTTATCGGGTAGTCGCCGATTCCGTTCGTAAAACGCAGATCAGCAGCAAAGTTGCTGAGTTGACGTTCACCATCAAACGGGCTTACGGAGTGTACGCATAATGGCATTAGTCGATCAGGCGGCGATGCTGGCACCAGGTGGCAGAGTCCGCCTGGTTGAAGTTGATGCCTCAGAGTTCAGTGGCGGTATTCACCGTTTCCACTACGCACCTTTCCCCCATACACCGGAAGAGATCGACGCTGCCAATGGTGATGAAGAAAAGCTCGGACCAAAGCCAATCGTATTCGGTGGGAATACCTACGATTTTTGGCCGTTTCAGGTTTCAGGCCTGGAGCTATCAACAGACCAGGCGGCGGAGCCGTCTCTTAGCGTTTCCAACCTCGACGGTCATATCACGGCGCTATGCCTGCAATATAAAGACATGGTTAATGCCAAAGTGAGCATTATCGACACCTATTCGGTTTACCTCGATGCCGTGAATTACCCTGGTGGGGTGAACCCGACCGCCGACCCGTCGATGTTCACGCTTCAGACCTTCTGGCTTGACACCAAAACCTCCGAAGACGACGAGGTAGTTACCTGGTCACTCAGCAGCCCGGCCGATTTGCAAAATCTGGTCATTCCTACACGGCAAATCACCTCTCTCTGCGAGTGGGCGCTGCGCGGGCAATACCGTAGCGGCGACGGCTGCACCTACAACGGCACGGCGTATTTTGATGCGAAGGGTAATCCTGTCGCTGACCCGGCGCTGGATGTGTGCGGCGGCTGCCTGAGTGACTGCCGTAAGCGGTTTGGTGCCGGGCTGGCAGAGCCTAATACCGCGACCCTTGATTTTGGGGGCTATCCAGCCACCGTGCTTTTTTCCCGATAACCGGACGTACCAATGAATAAAACCATAATGGCAGCTATCCGGGCGCATGCACTGGAGGAATCCCCGCGTGAGTGCTGTGGCTTCGTTATTCAGTCTGGCCGTCGCCAGCGCTACATTCCCGTGCCGAATACGCACGAAAATCCGACAGAGCATTTCCGCATCGACGGCGAGCACTGGGCTAACGCCGAAGATATCGGGACGATTATTCGCGTCATCCACTCCCACCCTGGCGACGGTGCCCGGCCTATTCCGTCCGATCTGGACCGACAACAGTGCAATAACTCCGGCGTGGTCTGGGGCATTTACGCGCCGGACAGCGATGAATACGCCGAGATAATGCCGGAGGCGGTGCCGCTTATTGGGCGTCCGTTTATCCTGGGCTCGAATGACTGCTGGGGGCTGATTATGGACTGGCACGCCATTCAGGGCGTCACGCTGAACGATTTTCGCGTCGATTACCCGTGGTGGGAAAGCCAGTACCCGGACAATCTCTATTTCGAAAACTGGGAGCGGGAAGGGTTTGTCGAATGCGACCCCGCGCCAGGCTGCATGGTAATCATGCAGGTTGAATCCGCTAAGTGGAACCACGCGGGCATCATCACTGAAGAAGGTGAACTGCTCCACCACCTTTACGGCCAGCCTTCCTGCATTACCCCGTATGCCCGAGGCTATTTCAAAGACCGCACGATGATCTGCGTTCGTCACAAAGACCTGCCGCAGGAGATAAAGCCATGGCGCGTTTAACCACCATTCGTCTGTATGGCGCACTGGGCGCCCGCTTCGGGCGTGTGCATAAACTGGCAGTGCAGACATCTGCCGAAGCGGTAAAAGCCCTATGTATCAACTTCGACGGGCTGGAAGACTATCTGATGAATGCCAAAAAAAATGGCATGACCTTCGCGGTGTTTCGCGGTAAGCGCAACATAGGCGTGCAGGACTTCCAGGAGTTGGCAGGCGATAGCGATATTCGCATAGCGCCAGTTATGGAAGGGGCGAAGAAGGCCGGCATGTTCCAGACAATCCTCGGCGCCGTGATGGTTGTTGCTGGTGTCATTACTGGAGTGGTAACCGGCTGGACGGGCGTAGGTTTGACATTTGGGGCTGGACTTATCATGTCGGGCGCGTCAATGATGGCCGGCGGTATTTACCAGATGCTTTCGCCCCAGCCCAAAGGGTTGCAGGGGCGAGACGACCCTGACAATAAACCCTCTTATGCCTTTGGTGGCTCAGTTAATACCCTTGCGATGGGAAACCCGGTCGCGCTTCTTTATGGTGAGCGCGAGATCGGCGGCGCTATCATCAGCGCTGGCATAGTCGCCGAAGACATCTGATAACTCCTTTCTGAATATCAAGCACCCAGTCGGGTGCTTTTTTTATGGATGTAATATGGAAGCGATCACTGGTGCAAAGGGTGGCAGCCAGAAGCAGCACACACCTGTAGAACAACCTGATTCGGCGCAGTCAATGGCGCGCTGCCGCATGCTGCTGGCGCTCGGGGAGGGTGAGTTTGCTGGTGGTCTGGATGCGACCAGCATTTTCCTGGACGGTACGCCGCTGGGAAACTCAGACGGAACGATGAACTTTGAAAACGTTTCCTGGGAATTTCGGCCAGGCACACAGACCCAGACGCCGATTCCGGGTTTCCCCGCAGTGGAGAACGAAACTACAGTCGGCGTATCGCTGACAAAAGCCACGCCCTGGACGCGCGCGCTGAGCAACACCCAGATTGACGCTGTGCTCGTTCGCATTGGTATTCCGGGTTTGCAGCAGCAGGAAAACGACGGGGATATTGTCGGCACTACCGTAAAGTACCATATCGATCTTGCTGTAGATGGTGGTGCGTTCTCTACGGTCATGACAAGAACCGTCACAGAGAAGCTCAGTTCGCTCTATGAACTCACCCATCGCATTAATCTTCCGAAAGCCAGTACGGGCTGGCAGATTCGCGTGGTTCGCGACACCGACGACAGCACCAGCCAGATGTTGCAGAACAAAACGCAGGTACAGGCGATCACTGAGGTTATTGATGCGCGCCTGCGTTATCCCCACACGGCGTTGCTGTATGTGTCGTTCAACGCCAAATCGTTCAATAATATCCCGAAGGTTTCCTGTAAACCTAAGGGGCGCATTATCCGCATCCCTTCGAATTACGATCCGATAGCCCGAACCTACAGCGGCACATGGGACGGGACGTTTAAGTGGGGCTGGACGAATAACCCGGCCTGGATTTGGTTCGATGTTCTGACAGAGCCGCGTTTCGGCCTTGGCCGCCGCGTGACGCCAGAAATGCTCGATAAGTGGGAGCTCTATCGCATCGCCCAGCGCTGCGACCAGAAGGTACCCGACGGGAAAGGAGGAAGCGGTACCGAGCCGCGCTTCATGTTTGACGTGTACATTCAGGCGCAGGCCGACGCCTGGCAGGTGATCAAGGATATCGCCGCAGGGTTCAATGGCATGACGTTCTGGGGCAACAATATGTTCAATGTTGTCTCGGACATGCCGGCGGATACGTCGAAGCTGCAAATCCTTACCCGCGCTTCGGTGGTGGGCAAACCGGTTTACTCGAGCGGCAGTGAAAAGACCCGCTTCTCCAGCGCGCTGATTAACTTCAGCGACCCTGACAATCACTATCAGGACCGCACAACAGCAGTGATGTTCCCGGACCTGGTTAAGCAGTTCAAGTTTAAGCAGACGCAGATCACCGCAATCGGCTGTACGCGCGAGAGCGAAGCACAGCGCCGTGGCGGGTGGGCGGTGTATTCCAACTCACTCGACCGGATTATTACGCTACAGACCGGGCTTGATGGCTTTGTATTCGTGCCGGGCACCGTATTTGCGTTTGCAGATGAACGCCTGTCAGGGCGCGTTTATGGCGGGCGTATCACCGGGTACAACGCAGGGCTTAAGGCCGTGACCACTGACCGGGGCACCAGCGCGGTGGCGGGCGATACGCTGATGATTCGCACCCAGGGCGGTACCGTTGAGAGCCGGGTGATACAGGCCGTAAACGGCACGCAGCTGATCGTGTCCACGCCGTTCACGGCGGCGCCATTACCTAATGCCGTATTCGTAATTGATGCTGGTCAGCTGCGCCTGCAGTATTTCAGGGTAACGAACCTAAAATTTGATGATGAGGAAAACACCTTCACCATCACTGGAGCGGAGTATAACACGTCGAAATATGACGCTGTTGATAACAATGCCCGCATGGACACGCCGCCAATTAGTCTGATACCAACCGGCCTCGTCAACCAGCCGACCAATATCGTGGTAGCGAGCTATGACGCAGTGCGCCAGGGGCAGCGAGTGGCTACCCTGACGGCATCCTGGGATGCGCCGGTCGACAAGAACGGCAAACCACAGGCGGATGTCATAGCCTATCGGGTGCAGTGGAAGCGCGGTGACAATGAGTGGGTTAACGTACCGGAGACCGGTCTTCGCAATATCGAAGTGCCTGGCATCTTCGAGGGCGATTATCTGGTCCGTGTACGCGCGATCAACTCCGGCGGTGCATCGAGTCTCTGGGCCACGTCTGCGTTGACTCATCTTACCGGACGCACGGGTGACGTTCCAAAACCTGTCGGCCTTACGGCCTCTGAAGATGTTGTTTTTGGTATCAATGTTACCTGGGGGTTCCCGGCTAATACCGGCGACACCCTGAGCACTGAACTGCAATACAGCATTGCCGCTGACGGTTCGAATCCGATGCTTTTGGCATCTGTACCGTATCCGCAGAAACTTTATCAGCAGATGGGGCTGAAGGCGGGGCAGGAATTCTGGTACCAGGCGCGGCTTGTCGACAGGATCGGGAATCAGAGCGGATGGACCGACTGGGTGCGCGGGCAGGCCAGCATCGATGTATCCGACATCACCGATGTGATCCTGGAGGAGATTAAAGATTCTGAGGTATTTAAGGATCTGATTGAGAGTGCTGTAGCCAGCAGCGAGAAACTGGCCGAACTTTCTGACGCGATTAAGGAGAACGCCGATGGTCTGGCTGCCGCCGTAGGTTCGAATAAGCAGACAGCAGAAGCAATCATTGGGAACGCCCTGGCTATTGCTGATGTTGTTGTGCGCCAGACTGCGCAGCAGGGGGCTAACTCTGCGACATTCGAACAGCTCCGGGAGGTGATCGCCACTGAGACGGAAGCACGCGTCACGGATGTTACCCGTCTTGAGGCACAAACTGCACAGAATGAAGCGGGTATTACTGAAGTTCGCCAGGCGTTAGCAACGGAAACTGAAGCTCGCGCTTCTGCGGTAAGTCAATTGACGGCTGCCACTCAGGCCGCATCTGACAAAGCTGATTCAGCAGCTGCTGTAGGTGCTCAGAATACTGCATCAATCACCAACCTTAGCCAGGTTGTCACAGACCTCGATTCCTCAATGGCATCACGTCTGGAAGAACTGGGAGCACAAACTGATAAGGCCAGCGGCGGTATTCAGAGTAACTCCATCGCGCTAATAACGAGTACGCTGGCGCAGGTTGATCAGCAGGTGAGACTCAGCGCGCAGTACGGTGACAGTAAGGCCAGCATCGATCGTATTGATAATGTTATGGCAAGCGACAGGGAGGCAACAGCGCGTTCGCTGCTGAGTTTGCAGACTGACGTGAACGGCAACAAGGCAGCAATCAACAGCCTGAACCAGACGTTTTCCAATTATCAGCAGGCCACGGCCACGCAGATAAACGGCATTACGGCGACCATCAACGGGCACACTTCAGCGATCACCACCAACGCGCAGGCCATTGCGAACGTCAACGGCGACCTGAATGCGATGTACAGCATCAAGGTCGCTGTTGATTCTAATGGTAATCAGTATGCAGCAGGGATGGGGGTTGGTGTTCAGAATACGCCATCTGGAATGCAGTCGCAGGTGCTCTTCCTGGCAGACCGCTTCGCTGTGATGACTCAGGCTGGCGGTACAGTTACGCTGCCATTTGTGATCCAGAACGGACAGACCTTCATCCGGGATACGTTCATCAAGGACGGTACCATCAGCAATGCCAAAATAGGAAACTACATTCAGTCTTCAACATGGGACGGCACCGGAAATGTTGGCTGGCACATCAACAAGTCTGGCTACGCGACGTTCAATAATGTGACCGTTCGTGGCTCCATTTATGCAACCAACGGTAATTTTTCATTTAACGGGTCCGGTAATACCACAGTCATTAATGGCAACGGCGTCACCATCAATATTCCGGGTGGTGGCCGGATCGTACTTGGGACATGGTGATAATATGCCGACAGGGTTATTGATAGAGCTGAACGACGGCGGGAAACCTATGGAGATAACGGCGGGGCTGAGATGCCCGTCATTTGGAGCAAGTTTTGACAGTGGATATCAGAAAGCCAAGTACGCGGATATTTCCGGTTATGTATCCGGTTCGCAGGTGCTGTTTATCCCTCACGCAACGGCTTATCTTGATTCAGGGCTGCTTCATAAAATGAACTCGGTCACCATATCCGGTGGCCGCGTGACGCAGAACTCCACGATGAAGGATGTAAGCATCAGTGAGCGTGAAAGTACGTACACGTTCCCCGGTAGCCTCTGGCAGATATTTCCGTCAGGCCAGCGTAGTGGTGTGGGTCTTCTCATCAGCAACAGTACTGACTTCACCTCAATAACCAATGCTACACAGTCAGGACAGTGTATCTGGAAGGGTGCCGTCAATGTTCCCACTGGCGGCTGGGCAGTTCCCACGATAGCGGGGTACGACAAGTCCAAATATATCGTCTTTGGGCGCTGCAATAGCGGTAACACAGTCGATTTCGATGGCAACACGGTCAGGTTCTTCAGCCCTCCATCCACCAACGATGATGCTCCGACGACCGGCACGATAGATATTGTCATCTTTGCCAGTGGCGTGGCGCCTCAGCCGGGCACCGGCCTCAACATCTTCAATGCAGCCGGGGCTTGCACGTTTTCGACGACAAAGCGGCCTTTCGTCTACCTCAACCAACTCTGGACGCCTTCGAAAAATGCCGTAAGCATCGGCAGCGGCTATGTTCCGCTGGGCAGGTTCGGGCTGATGGCTCACGAAGTAAATGGCATGTACGTGTATCGAATGTTCGGAATAAAAATACAGAACGGCAGTGCTTCAGTTCAGGGTGGGAAATATCTCGGGCGCGAACAATATGCCATTTTTGGTAATGACACGGTAACGCCCCTCAATCTTCCCGTTCTTCCCGATATGTACGTCTGAAAAATATCACCCTTTAAATGCACCCTCGCTCCGGCGGGGGTTTTTATTGCCTGGAGAAAACATGATTTATACCACCGGCACTATCGCCATCAGCGGAAACACCCTTACAGGTACCGGCACAAACTTCACTGCCGCTGGCTCACTCATCCGCAACGGCTGTACTGTCATTGCGCTGACCAGCCCCACACAGGTGTTCCAGATTACCGCTATCGGCGGGGCAACAAACCTCACCGTGACACCTGCGGCAAGTCCTGCAATCCCTGCGGGGACAAAGTTTTCGATTTTGCTGAGCGACAGCCTGAGCGTGGATGGACTGGCACAGGATATTGCAGAAACCTTCACGATGTACCAGCGCTACATGAGTGGGTTCGCTGATGTGATGAATGGGACATCTGACGTAACTATCACCATCAATGGTGTGGCCGTCACTGTGCCGGGTCAGAGATCGCTGGCAAAGAAAGGGGCTAACAGCGACATCACCAGCCTTTCCGGGCTGACCACAGCACTAAGCGTGGCGCAAGGGGGTACTGGTGCGAAAAATGCGGCAGATGCCCGCACAAACTTCGGGCTCGGAACCGCAGCACTCAAAAACAATGTAAACGGTACGCTCGGTGATGTCTTACTGCAAGGGTACGGCAATCTAGTTAAAATCCAGCAGTATAATCCCGGATTACCTCTGGGGCAGACCGGGGTATACGGACAGTCAAGCGCCGCAGGATGGAAGCCGTCAACAGCGGGCAGCGGCTTTATGACTGCATACTCCGACGACCGCCGCCAGCAGTACTGGATCAGCATTGAGCAGGGATTTTATGTGCGCCATATTTCTGACGCAGCCTTTGATATCGGTGCGAACGTTTACCCGTGGACGCAGATGCAGGCGGTTGGGACATCTGATATCAACTTTAAGAAAGATATCACTGAACTTGATACGGAAATCGCGCTGGCAAACATCGATGCGATGGAGTTCGTATCGTTCAGGTATAAGGATGACGACAGTGAAGCAGTACGCCGTGGTGTAATCGCGCAGCAAATTGAAAAGATTGACCCGGAATACGTTCACAGCGCCGAGGGAGTGGGCAAAATGACCCTTGACCTTAACCCATTGCTTATGGATGCTCTGGCCGCCATTAAGGCACTTAACGCAAAGGTAGCAGAACTTAGTAAACAGGTTGATGAGCTAAAACAGGGTGGAGCTTGATATACCTGAAGACAGCATATTGAAACGGCTTCGCTAAGAAAACCGCCGCCCGTCTTAAGAAAGAACGGGCGGCGGCTGGTTGCTCAGTGTTCATGCCCGAGCAAACGTGGGGAATATTAACCGAACAAGATTTATAGGCCAACCTGGCGAACAGCAGGAGACTCAGAGGTCAGCCACATATCGGACTCTTCAAACATCTCCTCCAGCAAGCGGTTCAGTTTTTCCCGATCGCTTTTGCTGGCATCGCTGTTCAGGCCGTTCGCCTGCATCGGCTTCACCTTCACTTCGGCATCAGGGAAAATCTGGTGCACCCGCTTCGTCAGCTCGTCCAGAATGATTTCTCTGGCCCCTTCGAGCCCTTCAACATTTCGCTTGTCATAAACCAGCTCAACGAACATCACTCTCCATCCTTGCTGACTTGATCTGTTGATACAAAAATACTACTGTATATGCATACAGTCAATAAGCAAGTGTGGGTGCTGCTATGCCTCGTCAATATGATATTCACGCAGCTTTTTTAGCCTCTATAGAGCAAAATCCAAAGGGTTACCTTTGTCTCAAAACGAACAAATTCATCAATAATTTGCGCGAGAAGAACTGGCACTTCAGCCGTGCAGAAGCTAACTCATGGATAGAACGCTATCAACCCGGTTTTGCAGATAAGACAACTGACGGCAGTGATAACAGATACTGGATCCTGCGTAACATGGGGAGGGTCCACTGATGGGATTTGCATCACCAGCAGCTGATTACGTTGAGCGCCAGCTCACTCCCTAAATTCTGTGCAAC